ATGACCGCCGTGATTTACGCCCGCTATTCCAGTGATAACCAGCGCGAAGAATCCATTGAGGGTCAGATTCGTGAATGTACGGCGTATGCCGAGAAAAATGGCATCACTATCGTCAAGCACTACATTGACCGTGCCATCTCTGCTAAGACGGACAACCGCCCGCAGTTTCAGCAGATGATCAAGGACAGCGACAAGAAGCTGTTTGATATTGTACTGGTCTGGAAACTTGACCGTTTTGCCCGGAATCGCTACGATAGTGCCCGGTATAAAACCCAGCTGAAGAAGAACGGTGTCAAGCTCATGTCAGCTACGGAGATCATCTCCGAGGGGCCAGAGGGTATCATTCTGGAATCGGTTCTGGAGGGCTATGCAGAATACTACTCTGCCGACCTTGCCGAAAAGGTTGTCCGTGGACAGACAGAGAACATCCTGAAAGGCCGCTGCAACGGTGGTCGTGGAACGTTTGGATATACGCTGGATTCCGAGCGGAAATTTCACATCGACCCGCTTGCCTCCCCTTTCGTGCTGGAATCGTTCACGAAGTATCGGGATGGCCTTACGATGAAAGAGATTCGGGACTGGTTGAATGAAAACGGCATCAAGAACCCGGTCGGAGGCGAATTTACTTACAACAGCGTGGAGCACATGCTCAAAAACCGGCGTTATATCGGAGAACTGAAATTCCGGGATGTGGTCGTGCCGGATGCGATTCCGCCCATCGTGCCGCTGGAACTGTTCGATGATGTGCAGGAAAAGATTGCCAAAAACAAGAAAGCCCCTGCCCGGAGAAAGGCAGAGGACGATTACCTGCTGACAACCAAGCTGCACTGTGGCTGCTGCGGTGCGCTGATGTTTGGCGAAAGCGGTACGAGCCGGACGGGAGAAGTCCACCGCTACTATAAATGTGCCACTGCCAAAAAGAAGAAGGGCTGCAAGAAGAAAACCGTCCGCAAACAGTGGCTGGAAGATCTGGTGGTCAACCAGACCATGCAGCTTGTCCGGGACGATGCCGCCATGGAATCCATCATCGCCAAAGTCATGGAACTGCAAGACCGGGAGAACACCAACCTTCCCCTCTATGAGAAGCAGCTCAGGGATGCGGAATCAGGTATCCAGAATATGCTCAACGCGATTCAGGCCGGAATCCTCACCAGTTCCACCAAGGAGCGGCTGGAGCAGCTCGAAGAAACCAAGCGAGAGCTTGAAGCCCGCATTGCGGAAGAAAAGCTGGCAAAGCCCAAGATCAAAGAGGAATTTATCCGTTTCTGGCTGATGAGGTTCCGTAAATTGGACATGAGCCTGAAAGACCAGCGGCAGGCGTTGGTGGATACGTTCATCAATTCGATTTATCTGTACGATGATAAGGTTTTGATAACCTTTAACTATAAAGAAGGTACACAGACCATCACGTTTGAGGAAGCGGCTCAAGCCGCATCAAAAGAAAATGGTTCGGATTTGGATTGCTTTACTGCACCAAAAACCAGTACACATTGTGTGCTGGTTTTTCTTTTTGTGCGAGGGAGGGGATCTCGAACAAGGCGGCGGCATTTATGCCGCAAGCAAAGCCACAGTGCGGCTTTGCTTAGCCTGCGGGTCCCAACCCGTAGGAATGTCTATCAGGGGTGTACTCATTTTGTACCGGTTTCTTTTTGTGCGAGGGAGGGGACCTCGAACAACACTATTTATTATATAAGAAAGCGCGATGAATTCTGAGAACTCATCGCGCTTTTCTTTGTATGCGGGTAGTGGGGGTCGAACAACAAAAAATGATTGAGTGACGTCAAAAACATATCTGCAACGCGCCTAAACACTTGCTAAAAATGTAGTGGGGTTGGTTTGTAACCCATGTATTTTGCTACGTTTACAAAAAAGAGTGTTACCAAATGTGTTACCAGAATCACCCTTGAGCCTTCCTGAATGCCGCGGTGGTAGCGGCAGCAAGATCTTCCCTCTGACCGTCAAGCTCGTGCCGATACACTCCGGCAGTGTCCATGTTCTTGCTGTGACCGACCAGCATCTTCAGCTGGCTGTCGGTCAATACGCCTGATTCAATGCTGACGAAAGTGTGTCGCATCTCATACAGCGTGACCTGAGGCTCAATGCCATTGTCACGCTGGTACTTCTTCCAGCGCTTGAATAAAGCTCTCTGGTTCGGGATCTGGAACAAAGGGGTGGTATAGTTCAGCGGGATATCGGAAGCCTTCAGCAAGGCTACCTGCGCTTCGTAGGCCTCATGGGCTTCCTCGCCCATGTCAAATGAGCGAATGGCGTTTTCGTTCTTGCCGGTGGTTTCCTCATCCAACCGGTTGATGCTGCGGCGCAGATTGACCGTGTTTCCTTTGATATCACCATACCAGAGCCCCACAAGTTCACCGGGGCGTACACCTGTAGCAACTGCAAACCGGTAGGCATAGATATACTCGTCAAAGACCAGCTTGCCATAGTAAAGGCTAAAGGCGGGTGTCCACATCAAACAGGACTTTCAAAGCGGTCGGCTGTAAAATCTTTTTCTTCTCCATGCGGGCATTCTTCGGGATAGACAGCTCAGGGAACATCGTACTGTACCTGTTCCGGCGGCACCATTTCAAAAAGCTGATCTCCGTTGAGCGGATCGTCATAAGGGTCTTGCGGCTCAAAGGCTTGTCGCTTGACCTACGCTGACGCTCCTTTTTAAGGCATCGCTTTTTGAAAGACATATTGATGGCTTTTTGCAGATCGCCTTCGGTCAGCTCGTCAATGCGGATGTCCCCACAGACAGGCAGAATATAGTAATCTCCATATTTCTTGCACTGCTCAACATAGGATGTGCCGCAGGTGAGCTTCAGTTCTTCTACCCATTGGGCATAGAGGGCAGCTACCTTCTTCTTGCCGTCCCGGATGCTGTCGTCAAGCCAGGCATCGGCCTTTGCGTTGGCTTCCCGCTGGCCGGTGCGGCCAGGCGTGCTGCTGTAAAACCGTTTGCGGGTGCCGTTCTTCTGCACCGCAATGCACCAACGCTTTTCTTTCTCCACCCAAAATGCCGTGTTGGTTCTCTTTTTCATTGTTTCCACCTCCAAAAAAGGTACACTTTGACAAGCCTGCCCGGAGGTGGTACAATACAGTTGCTTAGGCTGGTATTGTTCCTCGTGGGCAAGCCACTCTTTGACGCCCTGCCGGTTGCCGCCGGTGGGGCGTTTTTGTTTATTCAAAAATCAGGATGCCTTCCGGCCTTCGCTCTTGCCGGAAGAGATATAGTGCTCATAGTATTTCTGGTTATCTTCGCCAAAAGCGGCAACCAGATCAGGATTATTTGCTTTGTAGGCGGCAAGGCTAAATGTACTGCTGCCCTGACGGCCCTCCTTCATGCCGCTGTTTACGAAATGCTCCAGATACTTCCACTGGTTATCTCCAAACAGGGCAGCCAGATCGGCGTTGTGCTCTTTGTAATACTGATAATCGTAAACAGGGGCGTATTTGCTGGTCAGCACATAGTAAGGCTGATTCGTCGGGTCGCTTCTGAAGTGACCCGAATACAGGGCTTTCTGATTGACGGTCTCTTTGCTTCCGTCCATATAGATGATATCCGCCTTGGTCACGGCAATGTCGTCGATCGTGCTGTTGTACCAAAGGCAATCCCATTCCACTGCTGCATCGTAAATTGCATTCTGGAGTTCGTCATCTGTCAGATAAGTAGTGGAATCCAGCTGACCCAGCGTCTTGGAATGGTCGATCACAGACAGAACTGAGGACGGCGTGTAGGAATCAACATAATAGGCATTACCGTCCTTGTCCAAAAAAATTCTATGCCCGTTGCGCTCTTCAGCGCCAAAGTAATAATTCGTGGCAAGCTGCTGCTGTGCCTGGAACGGTCCAAAATCTCCCATGGATGCAGGAGAAGTCACAGTGTTTGCGACCGTTCGGTCAAATCTTGTCGGAGCGATCGGCCCTACTACCTGGGCCGTTACTGCCGAACGGCCGCTGATCGTGCAGGAAGTTCTATCGCCGACTGCATTAAGCGGAACCAGTGTGAACGTAACATATTTAATGGTTTTGTTTGAATTATTCCGGAAGCAGACCGTGGGGCTGACGCCGTCAAAAGCGTCGACCGTAAAATAGACGTCGGTGAGCTCGACCGCAGGCTTTGCCGCAAAGGCACCGCATGCGAGAATCGTCATCAGCGCCAGTGTAAAAACAACGCCTAAAAGCCTTTTTGCTGACTTTTTCATGATTTTCTCCTTTTCTGTTGGAAAAATCCAATTTTTCTGTGGATTTTTCGCAGCTTTTCAGTTGTCAAAAGTTGTTGCGATTAACGTCGAATGGTTGTATAATGTTTTTGAACATAAACCCGATCGGAGGATTGCAACATGACACGACAAGATTACATTACCGCTATTCTGAAACTGCTGGAAAAAGCCGATTTCCGCCAGCTGCGGCTTGTGTGGGTGTACGCAAGCCACCTGATCGGATAAGCAACCAGCCACCACGCGAGGGAAGCCTTTACGGGCTTTCCTCTTTTTTTTGCGTCAATTTTTCGGCCATACGTTCCAGCAGCTCCCAGTCCGCCGGGCTCAGGCCTGCCAGCATTTCGACAAAACGCTTTTTGAAGGTGTCACTGTCATCCTTGGTCAGGTCGGCCAGAAAAGCCGCTACCTGCTCCGACTGGGTGTCCTGCACAAACATTTCACCCTCGCCGTTGCGCAGCCATGCTTCCCGGACACCAAACTCCCGGCAGATGTCGCTGATCGTGCGATCGCTGGGGGCTTTTGCACCAGAGCAAAGTTCTGATGCAAAAGGTTGTGAGATGTGCAAGCGGTTTGCAAAATCCACCTTTTTCAAACCGAGTTCTTCAATGATTTTCTTTATACGCTCGTTCATTTGTATCACCTCCTTCTATTTCGGATTGTATCACGTGGGCGCTACTGTGTCAAGAATAAAATTTAGCTCAGCTAATAATTTTACGCTTGACATCGTAGCGGTGCTATGTTATAGTATAGCCGAGCTAAGGCAAACTTAGCCAACCAAGTCGACGCAAGGAGGTGAAGAGGATGAAATTCAAAATCTCTCAGGAAGCAAAATCCGCCAGAGTGATTCAAGTCATTGAGACTGTCACTCTGGCAGGAGATGGCACGGATGCGAATCCGGTCTATGAAGTTCACCAGTACTGGACTCTGGACGGTGATCTGCTGGCAAAGAATGACCCGTTCAGCCAGGATGACGTTCATCCTGCTTCTTCTCGTCAATAACGAGGATTTCCCGGTACAGTTCTTCACGCTCGTGTCGGGCAATGTACCAGTCTTTCAGAAGCAGTTCCAGAAGTTTGACAAGCTTTTGGGCTTCTCCGGGGTCGATATCAACGATCAGATTCACATCCTTTTCCATGTGTGCTCCAATGTTTCCCAAGCGCCTCACGCCGTTGAGTACCCGATACTGGTCGGCAGGAATTTTATCTTTGATCAGATCAATCTCTCCGGCAAGGTTTCCGGACGTCACGCCCCAGAAATCTCGAATCATTCCCTGTAAGCAACGCCGGGATAATGTGGCAGATGCTTTTGGACTTGCATCCAGAATTGAGCAGGCTTCCATGTAATCTCTTCTGATTGCTTCCGGAATATAGTCTGGCAATGTTATCCCGGTATACGGTGGATAGTTGAACGAAAAAAGTCCCTTGCTGCTGGCAAGCTGTACGGAATATTCATGACAGGATGGACAGTAATGGTAAACCGCTACAATATCAGAAAGTATCGAATTGTATCCATATGGCCCATCGAAATCCTTTTGATCGAAATTATAGCTTATCCTACGTTCTTTCGTATTGTCGGACGCTTCATAGAACGCAACTCCACAATACGGACATTTGTATTTTTCAGACAACTTATAAACATCTCCCTTCCGTCTCAGTATACCGCAGAAGGGAGCACGCCACAACCCACCCGATGATGGCCCGGCGGCACGGGCCGAAACCATTCCGGTGACGCCGCCGGGATGGTCGTGGGAGCCACCCACAGAAAGGAGTGCTGACTATGGCACACAAAAACAATCCCTTGAATCCCGCCATGTATGGCCTGACGCAGCAGGACGTGGAGCGCGTGATCCGCATTCATACCATGTGCAAGGACATGGACGAGGACGCATTCGAGCAGATGGAGACCGCTGCCCAGTCCATCAAGCTGGTCGCCAGCCTGAAGAAGCTGGACAACCGCCCCGTGGCATGAAAGGAGGTGAACCACATGAGCAACAACAAAAAGCCCAGCGAACCTGTGGAAGAGGAACGCTGGGCTGAAATTCTTAGCTAAGTGCTCAACCAAAGATCAGATATCGAAGCAAACACTAACAAAAGTTTTTCCAAGCGGTGTCAACCGGACAATTCCCTTATCAAAGTCCAGTGATCGCACTTTTCTGTCATTGATCTTTGCTTCGCAGGCTTTCATTTGGAGCAACTCGCTTTCCAATATATCTCTCAGTTCATTTTTGATAAATACGTCATACAATTTCTCATCCAACAGCCAACAGTCATAGCGAATTTCTATCAACCCTTGTCGTTCCAATGAACTTAAAGATGTGGCTTGAAGGTCGATGTCTGTGGCATGAATCATCTTAGGGTTCTTTAAAAAGCAATTTGTAAACGCAGCTCTTTCGCCGTCGTTCTCCAGAGTGTATTTATACCTTGCAATCGGAAGAGTTCGACCGCCTTTGAACAGTTCCAAATTTTCAGCGTCCAAAGGAGACATCTGCGCAATCATAGCCGAAAAGGAAGGATGCACCTGACTTTGATATCTTATATCGGCAGAATTTGCAAGCAGATTTTGAAACATCTTTCGGATTTGTGGCTCGTCCATGCAAAATTTTGCATTTTCGACAGCGGGGCCAACCACCTGCATACGAGGTTCAACCAAGCATTCTGCTGGTTTTGCATTCAACTTGTCACTCAGTGATTTTTTAAACTCTTCTAAATCATGTGCTTGTTGCAACCTCATCTTTTCTGCTGAAAAATGGATTTTGCTTGTTGCCATTGCAAGAAGATCTCCAAAAAGAGTTCCAATCTGATTAGCACCGGGGTTCAGAACAGCCTTTACAGGTTCGTCAATGCAACTTGGTACGGCATTGATGTTAAAGGTGTTGCCGCTATTCTTCTCATCACTCATCTTATCATTCCTTTCTTTGGGAGGTTCTATGGACAAACTTATTCTGATTATTAAAATACTCGTCACTGAGCAGAAAGTCAAATTTTATACAGCAGTCTGCCGTGTGTGCGAAAGAATCGAACGTTATATCAAAACACATCGAAAATAAGGAGGTACATCTTCACCATGAACGACATCATCTTATCCACCCAGAACGGCGAACCGGTGGCATCCAGCCGGGACGTTGCCAAGCGCTTCGGCAAGGAGCACCGCAATGTCATGCGCGACATTGAAAACCTCATGTCGGAGGGGGTGCTCAAAATTGAGCAGACCCCGCTGTTCTTCAAATCCGAGTACACCCACCCGCAGAACCACCAGAAGTACCCCATGTACCTGATGAACCGGGACGGCTTTTCCCTGCTGGCCATGGGCTTTACCGGCAAGGAAGCCGTGCAGTGGAAGCTGAAGTACATTGCCGCGTTCAATGCAATGGAGAAGCAGCTGGCCGCACAGCACAAAGAGCAGCAGGCCGTGCAGGATGCCAACATTCAGAGCGCCATCGACCGGGTGATCGAAGCCCGGAAGAAACTGGACGAGAACACCGCTTTTCTGGACGAGTGCCGCAAGAACCGCGAGGACAGCAAGGCCAAGTATATGCAGGTCAAGGCCCTGTGCGGTGAGTTCAAGGCCATCTACGGCCAGCATTGCGACACGGTGCGCACCATGGAGAACGTGGTGCGCAGCTCCCAGAGCTACCTCACCAGCGCCATTGACAACCTGACCATCGTTTCCAAAGGCTACCCGTTCTACGCCGCCCTGATGGACAGCCTGCTGGATGGGCTGCCCGCCGAAAAGAAGGAGGAATAAAATGTTGAACACATCAACCATTCGCGGCACTTTCAAGCAGATCCCATACTGGAAGCTACGGGGACGGTTCCACAGCTGCGGGTTCCGGGATCAGGAGATTGCAAATGCAATCGGCATCGGGACTGACACAATGAGCAAGCGGATGAACGGGAAGCAGCCTTGGACAAGCACTGAGATCGCAGAAATTTGCAAGACGCTTGATATCCCGCAGGATGAAATCGGGGAGCTGTTCTTCCCTACTGTTGAGGAAGGAGAATCCGCATGAGCAAACAGTACACCCTTGCATCCGAACGGGCCGACGCACCCACCGGATGCGCATACGTGGCACCGACGTTCTGGAACAAGTGGTTCCGCTGGGATGGAAGCCGAGCATCCGGCTGCTACCAGCTGGGCGGGCAGGTCAAGGACGAAACCCACACCGGCCTGCAGGTTTTTGCAGATGGCGAATGGCACCCGGTCATTGGATGGACATTGGACAGCTGCGGCCCTGCAACTGACTATCAGGAGGTAGGAGCATGAAAATCAACCCGAACGCTCAGTTGAAAATCCAGCTGGGATCGGATGGCAACCCCAAAATTTACGCCTGCGGCACACAGATGGAACAAGCGGCTCTTTGCACCGCATTGGTCGCGGGAATCTGTATGGACAGCAAAGACCCAGCAGAGACAATCATCAACATCATGACAGCTGCCGCTGATCTTATGGACAGAATGGAGGAAACCCACCAATGAAGATCAAATCCGGCGTATGGTACTGGCTGGCAATGGCCTGCTTTGTGGTGGGCCTGCTGTACGGCATGGGCGTTGAGGGCACTGCCCAGACACTGGGCACCGTTTCGGACGGTGCGTTCATCACGGCCATGGTGCTGATCCTGCTGGCGGTGTTCTTTGCCCGGCTGGGCTTTGCCGCCCATGACCGGGAGCAGCAGGAGCGCCGCAAGGTTCACCAACAGCCCCGCAACACCGTGAAGAGCGGCAGGAAGGCGGGCTGACACCACCCATGAATAAAGGGAAGCACTTTACCCGCGTTTGTTTGGACTGCGGCAAGGTGATGGAAAATGTTGCTGGCAACCTGCGCTTTTGCGCTTCCTGCCGCAGAGAGCGCCACAACCAATATTGCAGGGATTATAGGGCGCGTAATGAAAACGCTGCCAGCGTCATGTGGTACACCGTCTGGGACGCAAAGACCGGCGATCTACTGGCATCCGGCACGTCTGAGATGTGTGCCCGGCGGCTGGGCTACAAGAGCGCGAACAGCTTTGCGTCTGCCGTCAGCCATGGGCTCAGCGGCAGCCATCGAACTTACAAGTACACATTTGCGCGGGAACGTATCGACCGCAGCGAGGTGGACAGCCTGCCGCCGGTACGCACTATACGAAAAAAGCCCGCCGGTGCGCCAACACCGACGAGCTGCAAGGGATGATGAGTTTGAACGACTTCATCACCCCGATGATATCACAAAATCGGAGGTTTTTACAAGAAAATGAACGCAAAAAATAGAAACGCACTGCTGGAGCACATCAAAAACGCGCCCGAATGGCAGTCCGCACTGATCTACGAGCAGCTTGCTGCCCTGAACAAAGCAGCAGCCGACATCTCCACCGGTACTTCCACACTGGAGCAGGGCTTTGCCGACGGCAAGCTCCGGCCCGACCGCTATTACTGTTCCGACAGGGTCTTCCGCCGGGACTGCAACACCGGCGTTCTGGACAGCATCGCGTCCGCCCTTGGCAGGGCTTTGGCGGCGCTGGAAGTTCTTTCCGCCCTGTCCGATGCATTCCAGCGGGAGTACCTCTCCAGCGTCGAAATCTCGCAGGGCATCTACTACAACGAGCTGGAAAAGCTCTGCCTCAGACATGGGTACACGAAGGAGGATAACACATGAAAGGCATTCTGATCGAACCGGGCAAGGGTCCCGTGGTCACCACCCTGCCGGATACGCTGCAGGGCATTGAAGCATGGTTAGGCGGGCACGCTGACCAGAAATATTTCTCCCGCACGCCTGCCATCCTGATGCACAGTGCCGCAGGCCGGGAGCCGAACCGCATCTGGCGCGGCGAGTTTCTTTGCGGCACTCTTCTGTGCTACGGCTGGCGCGGCGGCCGCCTGCAGCCCCTGAACAAGGCCCTGCAGGCTGAGCTGCTGGACCGCCTCAAGGACACGGAGGTAAGGGTATGACTACCTATATCTGCAAATGCGGACGGCGAGTGAAGAAATCCACCGATACCAGTACCACTGGCAACCGTCTGTCTGGCTATGCACCCGGCCATGAGTGCTGGGGATGCCCCTACGCCATGCCATACGGAAACTTTCAATGGGACGAAAGTGCTAAAACTGTCGCCATGGAGACTCGGGGCTATGAGTGTCGGATGAGCAAGACTCTCACTTATGCATCAGAATTCTCTGGCTCCATCAAGGACAAATGCACCTGTCGAGTGCACAGTTTGGACTTCGACTTTTTGTCTCAGATCTCCGCATGGATCAAAGATACTTATCCAGACAGAGAGATTTTTGGCTCGTTTTCCAAAGATATTCGTGCATCGGACTATGGATCTGATGGCCGTTACTGCCTGACTATCACCTGCGCTCAGAATCTGAAAGGTGTTGCCGCAAAAAGAGAACTGCTTGGTCAGTTTTTTACCCCGAATGGCAGCCGCAAGGACATGACACCGCAGCAGGAAATGGAAAAGATTCTTGCCGACATTAAAAAAGCAAAGGAGATTTTCGCATGTGCACCTGCCCAGAATGCGGATGCTGCTGTGACTACGGCAGAGAATGCTGTCCCGACTGCCACGGCGGCAACGCCGACCACCTCGGAGAGCGGGGCGCATGCAAGCGCATCGACCCCCGCGACATCCCTGCAGAACTGCGAATCGGTCCCTGCCGCATCGGCGGGCGGTTCTTCTGTGTCGATGCCTTCGGCACCTGGCTTTGACTTTTCTGCTCTGGGCGACCTGTCCGAACAGGCCGTGGAGACCGACCAGCAGTTCGATCTGCACTACGGCACCGCACAGGATGAATACCTCATTTCCTGCATCTACGTTGCCAAAATGCACGCACTGACGGCCAAGGCTGGCCGCTATGGCGGCGGTACATGGACAAAGTGGTATGAGAGCAAGGGCATGAGCGAGGGCAGCGCCCGGACAATGACCCAGAACGGAGATGCTTTTAAATCCGCAACAGTTGCGGATTTAAAATTACTGCCGTCCATCTCCCGCAAGGACCTGAACCTGATCGCCCGCTCCGGCTGCGCGGAACAGCTCACCGCAGCCGCCGGAGACAGCCAGCGGGTGCAGGAGCTGCTGGCCCAACTCAAAGCCGAAAAAGACCGTGCCGACGCTGCCGAAGCCCATCTGGAAGCCGCCAACGCCGACATCAACGGGCTGGCCGAACGTGCCCAAAAGGCCGAAACCGAACGGGACAAGGCCCGTGCTGACCAGCTGAGCACCGCCAAGGATTGCAACCGGCTGGGTCTGAAGGTCTCACAGGAAAAAGACCGTGCCGACAAGGCCGAGGCCCGTGCCAAAAATGCCGAGGATGCCCTCAAAAAGCAGCCCATTGTGGGCGTGACTGACCCGGAAGAAGTCCGGCGGCAGGCGGATGCCCTTGCCGCCGAAGCAAAGGCGCAGGCCCGCAGACAGATCGAGGACGCTCAGCGCCGGACTCGTGAAGCCGAAGCCAGATACCAGAAGCTGCAGCAGGATGCAGACGGTTTCCTTGCGCCGGAGCAGTCCTGTGCCCAGCAGGCAAAGATCATCGCCGATTCCATGCGCAGCATGTATCTGGGCTGGTTCGGCCTTGCCAGCACCACCGGCACCCCGCTGGCCCGCATGGCCGCGCCGATCTATCAGGTGTGCGATGAAATTCGTGAATCACTGGAAGAAGATACCACCATCAACCCTACTGCGGAGGGCAGTGTGGAGGACGCAGAACGGGAGGCGTTGTTTGAATGAGATTTGACACAAAAGCATTGCTCAAACTGATGAAGCAGAGCTGGCGGGGCGGCGGCGTGAAGATCCAGCGCACCGAGCACCGCGGGCTGTGGGATTCCTTTTTCATCACCGGCGCGGGCTGGGCGCTGCTGATCCCGAAGGAAAACTGCCCCGGCGAGATCGCAGGCCAGATCGTCACATGGCTGGCGGACATGCCCAAGATCGGCGAATCCAAGTGGGTGGTCAAGGGCTGCGACCCGCAGGACATCCCCGAGGACGACCGCACCATCGATATCAGCCGCTACACCACCGGCAATTATGAGACCGGCATGGCCTGCCTGCCGCTGTGCACCGCCACAGATGCCCTGATCCAGTACGGCGCAGACGACCGGGCCGCAGCGTTCCCTCTGGACGCTTTTGCCGTGGTACAGGCCGGTGCGAACCTCGGCTTTCTGGATACGGAGGCCGGCATCGCCTGCTGGAAAGACGAAGACACTCACGGCCTGTTCTGGCTCTGTGACAACGCGGGAAATGTCCCGCAGGACGTTCTGGACGCCGTGAAACATTTCACCCCGCAGAAACACTAAGGAGGTATTTTTATGGTTGAAGTTACCCGTGCGACCCGCGAAAAATCCAAGCTGCGCATTGCGCTGGCCGGTGTGTCCGGCGGCGGCAAAACGCTGGGTGCCCTGCTGCTGGCCTCCGGCCTGACAGGCGGCGATTTCTCAAAGGTCTGTCTCATCGATACTGAGCACCGGCGCGGCGAGCTGTACGCCAACCGCACAGATCTGGGCGTCGGCGAGTTCTGGTACATCGAGCTGAAAGCGCCCTACTCTCCGGAGCATTACAAGGAATGCGTGGATGCCGCCGTGAAGCAGGTCGGCCCGGACGGCGTGGTCATCGTGGACAGCCTTTCCCATGCATGGAGCAACGCGGGCGGCGTGCTGGAGATCAAGGCCGACATCGCTGCGAAACCCGGCAAGAACAGTTACACCGCGTGGGACGAGGCCGGACGCATCCAGAACGATTTCATCAACTATCTGCTGTCGGTCAACTGCCACACCATCTGCACCCTGCGGGTCAAGCAGGATTATGTCCTCACCGAGAACGACCGCGGCAAGCAGGTGCCGGTAAAAGTGGGCCTTGCTCCGGTGCAGCGGGACGATGTGGAGTATGAATTTGACATCATGTTCACCATCGGACGGGACCACATTGCCACCACCAGCAAGGATGTGACCTTTCTGGACGGCTTCGGGGCGGTCATCACCTCGGATCTGGGCAAACAGCTGGCCGAGTGGGCCAACGACGGCAAGGAGCCGACCCGCTGCGAGGAGTGCGGGCGGCTGGTATCGGCCACCAGCAAAATGACCATTGACCAGCTGGCCGATTACACCCGCAAGACCTACGGTAAGTGCCTGTGCGCGGCCTGCGCCGTCAAGCTCGAAAAAGCCCGCCGTGCCGCTGAGAAGGAAAAGGAGGCCGCCCATGCGCCCCAGTGATACCCGCACCCGCCAGAAAAAGAACCGGTTGCAGCAGGCCCGCAACGCCCGGGGCAAGGTCTGGCAGAATGACCTGCTGGACATCCTCTGCGGCATCCCCAAGGTCTGGTGCAGGGGCTGGCCTGCTGACTATTCCGGGCAGCCCTACGACATCGAGGCCACCATTGACGGCCGCAGCTGGGGCATCGAGTGCAAGCACATCGCCAAAGGCAGCCTGCCCTTTTCGGCCTTCCGCCCCAATGAGGTGGAGAATCTCTCCCGCAAGGAGGATGCCGGCGGCATTGCGGTGGTGGCGGTGCGCCGGGACAGCCCTGCCGTGGACTGCTACTTCCCGTGGTATTACATCCGCGACCGCATCGAGAGTGGCGAGCGCGGCAGCGTGAAGCTGGAAAACCTGCCCACCGACATCCTGAACGTTTTGGAGGTGGTGCACCCGTGATCTACACACTGGACGGCGAACTGCACCTGCAGGACGTGCCGACGCCGCTGCTGCACAAGCTTATCCGGGAGCTGACCGTGCCGAACCCCAAATACACGAACGCCCTGCGGCTGGGCAGACCCACCTACAACATCCCGGAGACCGTGATGCTGTACGAGATCCGCGGCAACGCCCTCACCCTGCCGCGGGGTATGGCAGAGGAGGTCTGGCGGGAAAAGCCGGCCGGAACCACCGCCCGGGACAAGACCCTCAAAGGTGAGCCGCTGACTTTTGACACTTCCCACTTCACCTTGCGGGGATATCAGCAGAAAGCCGTGAACGCGGCTCTCTCCTGCCAGTGGCATCAGGGGGTGCTGATCGCCCCCTGTGGCGCGGGAAAGACCGAGATCGGCATGGCGGTCATCGCTCATCTGGGCAGACCCGCGCTCTGGATCACCCACACGCTGGATCTGGCGCAGCAGGCCAAGGAGCGGGCGCAGCTGCGTCTGGGGCTGGATGAGCGGGAGGTTTCCATCATCTCCGGCGCACACAAGCGCTGCGGCACCAAGCTGACCATCGCCACCGTGCAGAGCCTGTACCGCATGGAGCTGGACGAGCTTGCCCACACCGTGGGCGTGGTGATCGTGGACGAATGCCACCATGTGGTCAACAACCCGGAGCAGGCCAGCATGTTTGCAGCGGTGCTCAAATGCCTGCCCGCCCGCTGGCGCTTTGGCCTGACCGCCAGCGACACCCGCAGCGACGGCCTGAGCGAGACCATCTTTCAGGTGCTGGGCCCCCGCGTGGCGGTCATCGAACCGCAGCAGCTCGAACAGATCACCATCACGCCCCGGGTCGAAACGGTGCCCACCCGCTTCGTCTATACGCCCCGCACCAATGAAAGCCCCATCGACTATGTGCGCCTGATGCGCTGCATGGCCACCGATGCCGACCGGATGCAGACGGTGGAAGGTGTCATCGACCGTGCCGTCGCCGAGGGCAGCAGCTGGCTGGTGCTGGCAGCGTCCCTCGCCATTCTGGAACGGCTGCACGCCTACGCGCTCAGTCTGGGCCTTGCTGCCGAGTTTGTCTGCGGCGCCACCAAAAAAGCAGAGCGCACAGCTGCCCTCGCCCGCATGAAAGCCGGGCAGGCCCGCATCCTGTTCGCCACCTATCAGCTGGCAAAGGAAGGACTGGACATTCCCTGTCTGGACCGCCTTGTGCTGGCAACACCCACCCGCAACAAGGTCATCGTGCAGCAGAGCATCGGCCGCATCCAGCGCCCCGCACCCGGCAAGACCGAGGCCCTGGTCATTGACCTTGTGGACGAAAAGACCCCGCAGCTTCTGGTGCAGTACAAGCAGCGCCGGACCCTGTACAGGAAAATGAACATCACAGAAAAGGAGTAATTATCATGTCTGAACTGAACTATGCATCCGCCCTCGCCACTCTGGACGGCGAATTTGAAGCCGCCAGCGCCCAGACCGGCGGCAGCGGCGTGCCCGCAGGCCGCTACAACGCCATCCTGAAAGAGGCCAAGATCGTTGCCCGCACCGGCGGCGGCATTGCCCTGAGCGTGTCCTTCATCGTGACCGAGGGGCCGTACAAAGGCCGCTATGCCTTTACCAGCTACGGTCTGAGCAAGAACGGTCTGCCCTTCTTCAAGGGCTTTCTGCAGATGATCCAGCTGCCCCTCACCAAACTGAGCGAGCTGGAAAAAGCCCTGCCCCTGTTCCCGGGGCACATGTGCGTCATCGATGTGCGCCCCGACCGCAAGAACCCGCAGTACACCATGACCTATGTGGACCGGTATCTGGGCATGGGCAATGTGGCCGACTACCTCAAGCCCCCGGCACAGCCCGCCGCGCAGGATGATCTCATCCCGGTGGACGAGCCGGATGATTTTCCTTTTAACTAACAGGAGGTGCGCATGCTCGAACAATTCCCGCAGGCTCTGAAAGAGAGCCGCCGCTGGGTCTGCTTCGATGCCGCCAAAACGCCCATCAACCCCGCCACCGGGCAGAATGCAAAGCCCAACGACCCCGCCACATGGGGCACGCTGGAAGCGGCACAGGCCGCAGTCTCCCGCTTTGGTCTGCGCGGCGTCGGGGTGCTTTTGGGCGATGGGCTGTGCGGCATCGACATCGACCATTGCCGGGACCCGGACACCGGTGTCCTCTCGGACATGGCCCGGGAGATCATCGACGGGATGCAGACCTACGCCGAGGAAAGCCCCAGCGGCACCGGTGTGCACCTGCTGTTCACCGGCCAAAAGCCGGCCGGTGCCTGCCGCAAAAGCAGCATCGGGCTGGAAATGTACGATGGCGGGCGGTACTTCACCGTCACCGGCAAAGCGCTGAACGATCTTGCCATCGAAGAACGCACCGCCCAGTGCGCCGCCGTGCACGCAAAGTATCTGGCAAAGCCGGAAGCGCCCCGGGTGCCTGCGCCTGCCGTCGTGTGGCAGAAGGTGGACCGCTCCGACGAAGAGCTGCTGCGCACCGCCTGCGCTGCCCGGGACGGTGAGCGCTTTGCTGCCCTGTATGCCGGAAACTGGCAGGCCTACTACAACAGCCACAGCGAAGCCGACCTCAGCTTCTGCAACCTGCTGGCCTTCTGGTTGGGTGCCGATGTGGAGCGCATGGATCATGTGTTCCGCACTTCCGGCCTCATGCGCCCCAAGTGGGATGAACGGCGCGGTGCCAAGACCTATGGCCGCTGGACGCTGGAACGGGCCGTCAGTGACTGTCAGGAGGTGTACACTCCCTCGCCGGAGCCGGACAAAACGCCCTTTGCCGATCAGGACGAAGCCCTCCGCGCCCTGAACGTCAAGTACGGTGCGCAGTCGCCCGCCGCCGCACCCGCCCCCGGCGTCAGGACCTACTCGCTGGACGACACCGGCAACGCCCGCCGCTTCCGCGACCGGTACGCCGACCGGGTGCGGTACAACCCCACCGACAAATGCTGGATGGTGTGGGACGGCGCCCGCTGGAAGCGGGACGACCTTGCCACCATCAAGGGCCTTGCAGATGAGATGCTGGACCAGATGGACAAGGCCTGCTTCGGCATCCGGGATATCAACACCGCCGGGGCACTGCGCCGCCATGTGCAGAAGAGCCGTTCCAGCCGCAGCAAGGAAGCCTTCCTGAAAGAAGCCCAGCACCTGCCCGGCATCCCCATGCTGCCGGAGCAGTTCGACCGGAACAAGGGCCTGCTGAACCTGCGCAACGGCATCCTGAACCTTGCCCGCCGGGAGCTTGTGCCCCACGACCGGGAACGCTACATCACCCGCATGGCGCAGGTGGACTACGACCCGGCCGCCAAAGCCCCCGTGTGGGAGGCCTTCATCCAGTCCGTCACCGGCGGGGACGCCCAGCTGGCGGAGTACCTGCAGGTGATGGTGGGCTACTGCCTGTGCGGCTCCACCCGGGAGCAGTGCATGTTTTTCCTGTACGGCGACGGCGCCAACGGCAAAAGCACCTTCCTCGAAACGCTGGCAAAAATGCTGGGCGACTACTGCATGAACGCCCAGGCCGATACCATCGCCAGTACCCGCAGCCGCTCCTCCGGCGCGGCACGCAGCGATGTGGCCCGCCTGAAAGGTGCCCGCTTCGTCACACTGGAAGAGGGCGATCAGGGCGCAACGCTGGACGAAGGCCTTGTGAAGCAGATGACCGGCGGCAACACCATCACCGCCCGCTTCCAGTATGGCAAGGAATTTGAGTTCCGGCCGGAGTTCAAACTGGTGGAAGCCACCAACCACCTGCCCAAGATCCACGGCACCGATGTAGGCATCTGGCGGCGCATCCGGCTGGTGCCCTTCACCCAGAGCATCCCGGAAGAAAAGCAGGACATCCTGCTGCCCCAGAAGCTGGAAGCTGAGCTGCCCGGCATCCTCAACTGGGCGCTGGACGGCCTGCAAAAATGGCTGGCCAACAGTCAGGGCGGCAGACGGCACGGCCTGCCCGCCTGTGCCGCCGTGGACAGCGCCGTGAATGCCTACAAGCAGGATCAGGACCGCATCGCGGCCTTCCTGGCCGACTGCACCGAGCCCGCCGAGGGCAGCACCGTGCAGGCCAGCGTGCTGTTCCGCACCTACCTGAACTGGTGCAGCGAGAACAACGAAAAATGGCGCATGGCCAACAAGCAGTTCGGCATGGAGGTGAAGAAGCACTACGAGATCCGCAAGGGCATGTACTACAACGAATATGTAGACATGGCCCTCTCGGACGAAGGAATGCGCTGTATGGCGCTTGGCCGCGGCACCGAGCCATCTGTTGCACCAGCCAGAAGCCGTCCTCTCTATGAACAGACCCGCCTGAAAAACTGAGCGTATGGAGGGTATGGAAGCAGGAAGGGCGTTTCCCAGACTTTTTACTGTATATTTTTTGTTACATCTAGGGAGTTTTCAGAAATAGCTTCCTATCCTCCATACCCTCCATAGAAAGGAGCAATCAATTTGACCTACGAAGAGAAAAAGGCATGGCTCTGGCGGTACCGGACAGCCAAGCGGTTCGAGCTGCTCAAACTGGACGAGCTGGCCACGCTGCAGACCGACGCCACCCACACCACCCAGCGCTTTTCTCCTGTGCCGGGCGGCAGCGGCGACGGACAGGCTCTGCCCCGCAGCGTGGAGCGCATCGACGAGGCCCGTCGGGCCGCTGAGGCGCAGTCTGCCGTGTGCGACGCCATCCGGGCCGAGATCATGGAGGTGTTCCGCCAGCTGGACGATGAGGTGGATTTCATGATCCTGTTCCGGCGGTACATCCTGCTGGAGGACTGGCCGGACATCGCGATCAACATCCGCAGTTCCCGCAGCCAGATGTTCCAGCGCCACAGCGCAGCCATAAAAAGACTGGAGATCAAAAGTCCGGACTGAACCGGAGCGAACCGGACTTGATAATACTGTCAACCCCTGCTAAAATTTAAAATGCCGAAGCCCGCAGGAAAGACTTACTCCCTTCATCCCTGCGGGCTTTGTGCTGCCCGGCTGACACAGAGGATCACCTTTCCCGACCAACACTGAATGTACCAGCCGGGCAATTCTTATTTTGTTATCCGCGGCACTGTCAGGGTCTGCACCCCGGCGGGGTCATTGGATAAATATAGGTCATTGCAGCATCATCCTCAGTGCGTGGCAGCATACAGCCAAGCGGGTTCCATTCCATCCTGCCCAGTAAGCTGCCGCTGCGGGCAGCTGCGCACTGACCGCGAATCTCCCGCCGTTCGGATTTTCCGGGCGGCTTTTTTGATACCCCCGGGCCTGCAAAGCACCCCGGGGTCTTTTTATACCCTGCCCTAGCTGACAGATACCCCGCCCCTGAAAAAAGCCCCGGGGTGTGCCGGAAAGGCGCAGGGAGCATCCGGTCTGCACTGATGTGTGCGGGCTTTTCCCCATCAGAAGGAGGTGTGCAGCATGGGCAATCCGCGCTATGCCAACGGCCAGCTGCGGCGCAGGCACCGTGCGCGGCTGCGTGCAATGGGCTGCGAATGCGGCATCTGTCACGGACGTTTCGGGCCGATTCATTACGATGAGCCTTCTGATGCACAGCATCCTTTGTCCTTTGTGGTGGACGAGATCAAGCCTGTGTCCAAGTGGAGACAGTTCGGCTACCCGTCCGCGCGGGCCGCTGCGGAAGATTGGTCGAACCTACAGGCTGCACATTGGTTCTGCAATGCACAGAAAGGCAATAAAACCGCCGAAAATGGCCCAAAACAGGCTAAAATCGTGCGGATTCCGCACGTTTCAGACGGCAGCTGGTGAGGGTGGGGAGGGTACCCCTCCCTCGCCCTCGGCGACCCCCAGTGCCGTCAGCGCCGATTTACACACAGGGAAAATTTGAAGGGGGTGTTTCTGGCCTATGGCGACCATGAAAAGTATCACGGCCAGGGGCACCCGGCTGGAGCAGCTCAAACAGCTGGCCAAGGTGCTGGCTTCGGGCATTGATGCCTGCGAGGACTGCCGGGCCCTGCCGCAGCTGACCAAACAATACCGGGAAACCATCCGGGAAATTGAAGAGATTGAAGGAGCAAAGGATGACACGGACGAGATCGGCGCGATCCTCGCGCAGCGAGAGCATGATGGGAAGTCAGGAGCCGTCCGCACGTATCGCACCGGAGTATCCGGCGACTGACGGGCAGGACGCCGTGCGCATCCTGCGGGCAGGCGGCACGGTGCTGGATCCGTGGCAGAGCGACATTTTGGACGACTGGATGAGCCGCACCGTCTCCGGCAAATGGGCAGCGCCTACAGCAGGCGGCAGTGTCCCCCGCCAGAACGGCAAGAGCCTGCTGGTGCAGGGACGCTCCGAAGCCGGGATGCTGCTGTTCAATGAGACGGTCATTTACACCGCCCACCTGCAGAAAACCGCCACAGAGACCTTTGAGGAAATGCGGGCATTTTTTGAAAGCCCAAAGCTGCGCCGCCATGTGGCCGAGATCAAAACGGCGCTGGGCCGGGAGCAGATCATCCTGAAAAGCGGTGCCCGCATCAAGTTTCTGGCCCGCACCCGCAACGGCGGACGCGGCCAGCACGGCGACCTGCTGATCTTTGACGAGGCACAGGAGCTGGACGAGACCGCGCAGGGTTCTTTCCTGCCCGCCATTTCGGCCAGCCTGAACCCGCAGACCATCTACGTGGGCACGCCGCCCGGCCCCGACGCCGTGGGCACTGTGTTCCGCGCCCTGCGCAAACGTGCACTGGACGGCGAAGCCAAAAAGGCAGCCTGGTTCGAGTTCTCGGTACCGGAGATCGGCGATGTGAAGGACCCGGCACGCTGGGCAGCCACAAACCCGGCATTGGGGCGGCGCATCCAGCTTTCCACCATTGAGGGCGAAGCCGAACAGCTGGACCCGGACACCTTTGCGCGGGAGCGGCTGGGCTGGTGGAGCCCTGAGATCACGGAGCATCTGGACTATGCCATCGACCGCACCGCATGGGAAGCCTGCGCCAGCGAGGACGAAAAGCCCGAAGGCAAGACCGCCTACGGCATCAAGTTTTCCGCCGACGGCAGCGCCGTCTGCCTGTGCGGCGCGGTGATCCCGAAAGAAGGCCCCGCGCGGGTGTCGCTGCTGGAAATGCGCCCTGCCGGTCAGGGCCTGACATGGCTGGCCGACTGGCTGAACGACCGGTACGGCAAGGCCAGCTGCGTGGTCATTGACGGCCGCAACGGCGTGGACGTACTGGTGGAGCGCATCAAGGACACATGGCGGGCAAAGAACTCGGTGATCCGGCCATCCGCAAAGGACGTGATTGCTGCGGTCAGCGGCTTCACCAACGGCATCAGCGAGGGAACTCTGACATGGTATAAGCCCCAGACCGTGCTGAATGAAAGCGCCATCACCGCCGTCAAGCGGCCCATCGCGGGCGGCTTCGGCTTTGGCGGAGACAACAGCCTGCCGGTGGAAGCCTGTGCGCTGGCGCTCTGGGGTGCCAAGACCAGCCGCCGCGACCCCACCCGCAAAATGAAGATCGGCTGAAAGGAGAGCCATGCAGATTTTGAATTTTGGCCGTGTGCCAGGCCTGACAAAGGAAGAACAGCAGCAGCTTTCTGACCTTGCCGCCGCTTACAACTACCATCAGGGGCGCAATGCCACCAAAGATAAGTATTATGAGGGGCATATCACCCTGAACGATGTAAATCTCGGCATTGCTCTGCCGCAGGGGCTGCACAATCTGGAAGTAGGCTGCAGCTGGGGCCAGAAAGCCGTGGATGTGCTGGCAGCACGCTCCATGTTTGATGGCTTTGTGAGTACCGGCGGCAGTCTGGACAGCCTTGCAAAGCTAGTGGCAGACAACCGCTTTGTGGCGCAGTATGCCAAGGCTTGCCGGGATGAGCTGAAATACGGCTGCGTATTCGCCACCCTGTCCGCAGATGCATCCATCAGCTGCAGAGTGCGATTTCACTCCCCCGCCATGGCGTCAGCCCTCTGGAGCGGCGAGAAGGGCCGCATCGACTGCGGACTTACCATCATTGATACGGTGAAGGATGAACATTTTGAAGGCACTTGGCGGCCCACACTGGTGAATTTCTACACCGATGCAGACGTTATTGTGCTGCGCGGCAACGGCAGTTTCTGGACGGCAGAGCGCAAGCACCACAAGATGGGCAGACCGCTGATGGAACCCATGATCTGGAACGCCACCAGCTCCAAGCCCTTTGGCCGCAGCCGCCTGAAGCGCCCCATCCGGGCACTGATCGACGATTATGTGCGCACCGCCGCCAACGCGGCCATTGCGCTGGAGTTCGACACCACCCCGCAGAAATACGTTCTCGGCGTGACCGATGAACAGTACGACGCCATCGTTTCCAACAAATTCAAGACCTACATGGGCGCTCTGATCGCAGCCACCTCCAACCCGGAGACCGGCGAAAATCCGGAGTTCGGCCAGCTGGCGCAGGGCAGTCTGACGCCCCATGTGGAAAAGATGCGGATGACCGCTACCCAGTTTGCAGCGGCCACTGGCCTGACCGTCACCGACGTGGGCGTAGTGAATGATGCCAACCCCACCAGCAGTGATGCCATCCTTGCCCAGAGCCAGACGCTGGTGCTGCTGGCCCAGCAGCTGAACACCGGCAACGGCGATGCCCTGCGCACCATTGCCTGCATGGCACAGGCCGTGGCGCGGAACTGTGCGATTTCTGACCTGACCGAAGAAGAGACCGGCATCATGGCACACTTCAAAAATCCGGCCATGCCCAGCGTGGCCGTGACGGCGGATGCTGCCATCAAAATCGCATCTGCCCGGAAGGAGTTTGCCGGAACGGATACCTTTCTGGAAATGATCGGCTTTGATCAGGCGGACATCCGGCGCATCAAGGCGCAGGAGCAGCGGGCGCGCGGTCAGAAGCTGCTGATGGAGATGGAAAATGCAGATCTCAGCGAAAACGTGGAATGAGTACATCACCCGGCTGTCCCGGCTGAACCAGAAAGCCGGGCAACTCATGCGGGACTACATAGACGCCCACGGCACCGCCGACACGGACGGTCTTGTGGCCTACGCCTACGGGCTGGTGACCAAGTACAGTGAAGGCAGCGCAGAGCTGGCCTGCCAGATGTATGAAGCACTGGCCGAGGCGCAGGGCGTGTATGTGCCCGCCGCAGAGCCTGCCGCTACCGCCAGCTATGGCGAGGTGGCCCGCATGGTGAGCGCTACCAAGGACCAGAACCCCGCCAACCTGCCAAACGGCGTCAGCCGCCTTGTCAAGCGTGCCGGTGCAGACACCACCCTGAAAAACGCCATTCGCGACGGCGCGGAATGGGCATGGGTGCCCCATGGTGACACCTGCCCCTTCTGTATCACGCTGGCGTCCAACGGCTGGCAGAAGGCCAGCCAGAAACTGCTGAAGGGCGGGCACGCGGAGCATATCCACGCCAACTGCGACTGTGAGTTTGCGGTGCGGTTCCGTTCCGGCACCACTGTGGCGGGGTACGATCCGGACAAGTATTACCGGCAGTATCGTGAGGCGGGCGGCGACATCAACAAAATGCGCCGCATTGATTACGCCGCCAACCGGGAGCGCATCAATGCACAAAAGAGGGCGGCGTATGCAGCGCAGGCATACCGCAAGAATCTGGGTGCAGCAAGTAAGATCACACTAACCCGCAGAACGGAAGCTGTTGAAATCTCTGTGAAGCAGGTCGAATCTTACAAAACGCCGGTTTTTGTTTCAGATAAAGCGTCTATCAAGCCCAAGGCGCTGCATGAGGTCAACCAGAACACAGAACACGCATTGACCGAATGGGGTGTGAGTATTGACCGCAAGCCTAAAATCGTGATCGTCAGTGATGATGAATTGCGCGGTGCAGTGGGCGTCTATGACCCCTGTGAGAATATCGTTTACTACGCTGAAAGCATCGGCAAGAAGGCAGTGCAGGAAGCATCCGGCGGTGCTGGTGCCGTTGAAGCTCATGAAATGTGGCACATGAAGCAGGCAGATGATTTCCGGCAATCCGGCTGGACGATCACCCGCGAAAATCGCGGGGAGTATCTCGATGTTCTGTGCAAAAAGTGCAAGGAACGCATTGACAAACTTGGCATTACGCGCGATAATGTAGGAGAAATCAGCAAATATGCTGCTGATATGTATTTAGGCGACCGCTTTGATGAAGTCGAGGCGGAATTTATGTCGTTAAGGAGGCGAACGTAACATGTGCATATTGGGTTATCCCCCGGAAATTCAAAAGTTAGTCGATACGTTTGATCCTTACCGTACAGCGATTCTTGAAAAAGACTTTTCTGCTGTTCCAGAGGAAGCGTTGAAAGCGTATCATAAATTTAAAAACTGGGCCTGGGAACAGGATCAGTAATTGAACCACGATGCACATGCACCGTGGTTTTCTTTTGCCCATTTTTAAGCACGATGCAGTTTTGCACCGTGCTTTTTTCATGCCGTTTTAGCTCATGTCGGAAGAGCGCCGGTCTCCAAAACCGGAAGCGGCAGGTTCGAGTCCTGCAAACGGTGCCATGCGGCGGGCGGCGCGTACCCCGCCCACGACCAAATACTGACAGAGAACAGTGTAAAAAACTGAGGTCTCACACACGAAAGGAGTTTCCACCATGAAGCGTGAAGACGTGAAGAACAAGATCCCCGGCATCACCGATGAACAGCTGAACTGGATCATGCAGGAGAACGGCGCAGACATCAACCGGGAGAAGTCTGCAGCCACCGCCCTGCAGACCCAGCTGGACAACGCAAACGCTCAGCTCAAGACCGCGCAGGACGGCCTGAAAGCCTTTGAAGGCGTGGATGTGGCAGGCCTGCAGGAACAGGTCACCAAGCTGAAGGCCGACATGAAGGCGCAGGCCGAGGGCTTTGCCTTTGACAACGCGCTGGACACTGCCATCCTGGGCAGGAAGGGCCGCAGCGTCAAGGCAGTGCGGGCTTTGCTGGATCTGGACGCCCTGAAGGGCTCTGCCGACCGCAGCACCGACATCGGCAAGGCGCTGGACGAGGCTGCCAAGGCGAACCCGTGGGCCTTTGGTGATGGCCAGCCCGGGTACCCTGACGTCAGGGATGGCGGAGACCTGCATCACACCCCCACCGGCTCTACCAGCGAGCAGTTTGCAGACTGGTTTGCGCAGGTGACCAAGTAACAAAGGAGTATTTTTATGGCGACTGATATCAACCGTACCACCTCTATTGCCCTGCCCGGCGAGGTATCCAGCGAGATCCTGCAGAAAACGCAGGAAAGCTCCGCTGTCATGTCTCTGGCCCAGCCGATCAAGCTGCCGGGTCTGGGCGTGACCATTCCCGTTATCACCGGCGACCCGGAAGCCGCATGGGTGGCGGAGACCGCAAAGAAGCCGGTCAAGCGCGGCACACTGGACACCAAGATCATGCAGCCCTACACGCTGGCTGTGATCGTGCCCTTCTCCAACCAGTTCCGCCGCGATGTGCCCGCACTGTACAAGCAGCTGGTGAGCCGTCTGCCGCTGGCTCTGGCACAGAAATTCGACGCTACTGTGTTCGGCGGCGTCACCGCGCCCGGTTCCAACTTTGACACTCTGAAGAGCTGCACCGCGCAGGAGATCGGCACCGACGCCTATGCCGGTCTGGTGGCCGCTGACGCCGACATTGCCGAGCACAACGGCATCCTGAACGGCTGGGTGCTGTCCCCCAAGGGCAAGGCTCTGCTGCTGAATGCTGTGGACGGCAACAAGCGTCCGCTGTTTATCAACAACGTTGCCGAGGGCGCTGTGCCTATGATCCTTGGCTCCCGCACCCTGCAGAGCAAGGGCGCTTACCTCTCCGGCACGCCGGATGTCGTTGGTTTTGCCGGTGACTGGACGCAGGCCATGTACGGCACTGTGGAGGGCGTGCAGATTGCCATTGCCGATCAGGCAACGCTGCAGGATGGCGAGGACACCATTAACCTGTTCCAGCAGAACATGTTTGCCGTGCGTGCCGAGATCGAGGTGGGTTTCCGCTGCGACACCACCGTGTTCAACAAGCTGACCAAGGCGGCGGGCTGATGATGAAGTTCATCAATCAGCTGACCGGCACGGTTATGTATGTGGCCGAGGAGCGCACGGCAGAGTATGCTGCCGCAGGCCATAAGCAGGTGGCGCAGGATCCTCCCGCAGCCGCTGCGGCTGAAAAGCCCAAAACCGCCCGCAAGGCCAAAGCAAAGTGAGGTGCCGCCATGCTTTATGCTGAAGTGCAGGACGTGGAAGCTGGTTTCCGCGCCTTGTCCCGAGACGAACAGACACAGTGCGCTGCCCTGCTGAGCGAAGCTGCTGTGATCATCGACAGCTACAACCCGGATGCAGGCAAAGACGCCAAGCGGGTGGTCTCCTGCCGGATGGTGCGCCGTCAGCTGGGCGAGAGCGACAGCGGGGGCGGTGTATCCTTTCCCGTAGGCTCCACGCAGGGCACTGCCACGGCGCTGGGCTACAGCCAGAGCTGGACGATGAGCGGCGGCTCTTCCGGCGAGCTGTATCTTTCCAAGCTGGAAAAGAAGCTGCTGGGGGTCGGCAGCCGCATCGGTGCCTGCAGCCCTCTGGAGGACTTATGCTGAAAGGAATCGACATCACCCTCTATTCCAAGACCCAGACCGGCGAGGATCGCTTCCACGACCCCATTTATGAGGAAACGCCTGTCACCGTGCACAATGTGCTGGTGGGTGAACCCTCTGCCGAGGAGATCACCACCGAACTGCAGCTCACCGGCCGGCGGCTGGCCTATACGCTGGCCATCCCCAAGGGCGACACCCACGACTGGACGGATGCAAAGGTGGAGTTCTTCGGCCAGACCTTCCGCACCTGCGGCGGCGTTGTGCAGGGCATCGAGAGCATGATCCCGCTGCGATGGAACAAGAAAGTGCAGGTGGTGCGGTTTGAGTAAGGTGAAGATCGAGCTGAACAGTCCCGGCATCCGGGCGCTGCTGCGCTCCCCTGAAATGCAGGCGGTGCTGAAAGACCGTGCCGACACCGTGAAGGACCGCTGCGGCGATGGCTACGAATCCTATGTGGCCCCCACCCGCGCGGTGGCTGTGGTGGAGACCGCTTCCCGCAAGGCCTATGACGACAACTCGGCCAACAACACCCTGTTGAAAGCCGTCTCCGGCAGCCGCAGCGGCGCAACAGTGCATGAGCACAAGCGCCGCCTGAAAGATGGGCGTGTCATCACAGTGAGGAGCTATCAGAGAAAGAAATGATCGAAGAAGTCATCTTGAACTACCTGCGGGAAAATGCCTTTTCCTGTTACATGTCCATGCCGGAGAAGCCCTCCGGCAATTTTTGTATCCTCGAAAAGACCGGCGACAGCCCGGACGAAGGCATTTACACGGCCACGCTGGCGGTGCAGTCCTACGGCAGCAGCGACTTTTCTGCCGCCCAGTTGAGCCATTTTGTGGTGCAGGCCATGCTGGACGCCGACACTCTGCCGGAAATCGTCTCCTGCGACCTTGTCACTGAGTACAATTTCCCGGATACCACCCGCAAACGGCCAAGATATCAGGCTGTCTTTTCTATTACACATTACTGACGAAAGGAAGTATCTCTATGGATGCAAAAAATGTAAGCGCCGCAAAGCCCAAGGTGGGCGGTGCCGTCTGGCGCGCACCTCTGGGCACCCCGCTGCCCACGGATGCAAAGTCCAAACTGAACGAAGCCTTTGAATCGCTGGGCTACATTTCCAGTGACGGCCTGACCAACTCGAACTCTCCCAGCAGCGAGAACACCACGGCATGGGGCGGTGATACCGTGCTGACCCAGCAGACCGAAAAGCCGGACACCTTCGCCTACACCCTGCTGGAAGCCCTGAACCCGGCGGTGCTCAAGTCTGTCTACGGCGATAAGAACGTTGCCGGCACGCTGGAGACCGGCATCACGGTCAAGGCCAACAGCGACGAACAGCAGGACTGCAGCTGGGTTGTGGACATGGTGATGAAGAACAACGCGCTCAAGCGCATCGTGATCCCGGATGCGGCAGTGTCTGCCGTGGGCGATATCGTCTATTCCAACGGTGCGGTGGGCTACAACACCACCATCACCGCGGTGCCGGACACCGATGGCAACACCCACTACGAGTACATTCTGGGCGGCACTGCCGCCACCCAGTCTGCCGCCGAGAGCACCGCAGACAATAAGGAGGTAAAGGCATGATTGCAAAAACGGAATCCGGTTTTGAGATCGAGCTGGACGATGAAGCCATGAACGACGTTGAGCTGGTGGAGGCCATCGTGGAAATGAACACGGACGGCACCCGTCTGTTCTATGTGGCGGACCGCCTGCTTGGCAAGGAAGGCAAGAAGAAGCTCTACGACCACCTGCGTGACGCCAAGGGCCGCGTGCCGGTGGCTGCCTTTGGTGCAGCGATCGGTGAACTGATCCGCAGCTTTTCCGCAGGAAAAAACTCTGCATCCTCTCCGAACTGATCGCATCGGACGAGGACGCGCTGATCTGCGATTTTGCGCAGTATTACCACGTTCTGGACTGGCGCAGCCTGCCGCCGCGTCTGGCGGCCACCCTTGCTGCAGGTCTGCCGGAGAGCAGCCGCAGTATGCTGCGGCTGGCCGGGCAGCGGGTGCCTATAGAAGATCAGCTGCAGGCATCTGCTGCCGACACGCTGAACCGCATCGAGTGGTGGCTGCTGGGCAAGCCCGGCAGGCCGCCCAAGTCTATTCTGGAAGCTCTGACCGGCACAGGCTCCGGCAGCGACACGGAGGATGTGCAGAGCTTTGCCAGCCCGGAAGAATTTGAAGCGGCCATTGCTGCGCTGAAAGGAGGTTGATGGAGATGCCGGACAAAATCGAGATGGCAAAAGCCTATGTGCAGATCGTGCCGTCGGCAGATGGCATCCGGGCTGCACTGACTGACGTTTTTGACGAAGAAACGGACGGCTTAGGCGCAAAGGTTGGCCAGAGCATTGGTGCCCAGCTGGTCGGCACTATCAAAAAAGTGCTTGCCGCCGCAGGCATCGGCAAAATCATCAAGGATTCCATCGACATGGGCGGTGCCCTGCAGCAGAGCATCGGCGGCATTGAGACACTGTTCAAGGACAGTGCCGATACCGTCAAGCAGTATGCCGCCCAGGCTTACAAGACTGTGGGCCTTTCCGCCAACGACTACATGGAGCAGACCACCAGCTTTGCGGCAAGCCTGCTTTCCAGCGTGAGCAAGGATACCAATGCCGCCGCCCAGCTTGCCAATATGGCCATGGTGGATATGGCCGACAACGCCAACAAGATGGGTACGGATATGCAGGATATCCAGAACGCCTATCAGGGCTTTGCCAAGCAGAACTATACCATGCTGGACAACCTCAAGCTGGGCTATGGTGGTACGCAGGCTGAAATGCAGCGTCTGCTGAATGATGCCGAAAAATTTTCCGGCGTGCACTACGATCTGGGCAATCTGGCCGACATGTATAGCGCCATCCATGTGATCCAGCAGGAGATGGACATTACCGGCACAACGGCGAGAGAAGCTGCAACGACCCTGACCGGCAGCTTTGCGGCCATGAAGGCAGCGGCGCAGAACGTGTTGGGCAATTGGAGCACCGGCGCAGACCTGACGGCACCCCTGCAGGCACTGACGGACACGGCCCGGACCTACCTTGTGGGTAACCTGCTGCCCATGATCGGCAACGTGCTGCAGGGCATCCCGCAGGTCATTTACGGCCTTGTGCCCGAAGTGGCGCAGACCGGCACCGAGCTTCTCGGCTCTTTGGCGCAGGGCTTCACGCAAGGCATCCCGGATTTTCTGGCGAATGCTCTGCCGCAGCTGCTTTCCTTTACGGAAAACCTGCGGGAAAATGCCGGGGAGTTCGTGAACGCCGGTCTGGATATGATCACCCAGCTGGCCAACGGCCTGATCGCGGGCTTGCCAGACCTGATCGCATATGTTCCGGATATCATCATCAATATCTGCGGCATCATCAACGACAATATGCCGAAGCTCCTTGCAGAGGGCGTCTCACTGGTGGTGCAGCTGGGCGTGGGTATCGTAAAGGCTGTGCCTGACCTGCTGGCCAACTGGAAGAAGATCCTGCAGGCGGTGTTTTCGGTCATTTCTGCAGTGAATTGGCTGAACATCGGCAAGAACATCCTCACCGGCGTGGCAAGCGGCGTCAGGAGCATGGGCTCTTCCATGCTGAATGCCTTCAAGGGTGGTTTTTCCAGTGCCCTGGCATGGATCAAGAGCCTGCCCTCGCAGGCGGTTCAGTGGGGCAAGAATCTGATCCAGAGTTTCATCAACGGCCTGACCGGCAAGGGTAAAGTGGCGGGTATCGCTACCGCAGCCACTGCCGGTTTTACCATCGCCGATGTTGCCAGCCGTGACGAACTGGCCGACTGGACCTCTGCCAACACCGACCTTGCCGACAGCGCCCAGACCGTGGCGGATATCGCTATCCCGGCCTATACCAAGTCTGGCAATGCGGCAGCCGCCGCAGGGAAAGCAGCGGGCACAGCGGCAAAGACCGCTGCATCCGTTGTCAACTCTTACTCCGACACTGTGACCGAGGTGCTGGGCAATATCACCCGTACTACCCAAACCACCAACGAGGTGCTTTCCAACGGTCAGAAGCAGCAGAAGCAAACCATCACCGAGACTTCCCGCCAGATGGTGAACGGCGTGCTGAAGGACATCAAGACTGTCACTGGGATTGACGCGATGGGCAAGACGACCGTCAAACAGACCATGGAAACGGTGAGGGAGATGGCCAATTCGGTCACATCGACCTTTGACACAGTGGTAAATGGCATTGCTACCAGCACCAAAACCATCAAGGAAACACTGACCGACGGCACCGAGACCACCAAAAAGGTGATCACCGAGACCTTCAACGAGGTGGTGGACGGTGCCCTTGTGGTGGTCGAGCGGGTCAAGAACGTTGCCGCCGACGGCACCGAACAGGTGGCCGAGACCATCAAGAAGGCCAGTGCCGACAGTTTTTCTGGCCTTGTAAAGGGCTGGCAGGACGAGGCCGACAAGGGCGTGCTGGGCACCTTCGGCACGTTGTACAAAGCCGTGAAGAGTCAGGACTGGCTCAGCGTCGGGCAGTGGGTCATTTCCACCCTGTACAACGGTCTTGCACCGGAGACCAAACTGCTGATCGACGACTTCGGCAAGAATCTGATCCAGCAGGTCAATGGTTTTCTGGGCGAGGGCATCAGCCAGCTGGCCAATGGCGCGTGGGACCTCGGCACCCAGATTTTCGACGGCCTGACCGGCGGCTTTGGAGATGTGGTCAGCCAGTTCTCCGGCCTGGGCAGCACACTGCTGGACATTTTCGGCGGTCTGCAGGGGCCGCTGAGCGCGGCGGCTCTCGCCATCAGCAAGGGCCTGCAGGGCGGTCTGATCTCTGCATTCCCGGAGATCCTTGCTTCGCTGGGCGGCCTGATCGGTGCCATTGGCGGCGCGTTCGTGGCAATGCTGCAATCCATCGGCATGGCGCTGCTGCCGACCGGATTCGGGACCCCGAAGGGCCTGCTGATGATTGCAGCGGGCGTTGCTCTGGTGGCTGCGATCGCGGCCATCGTTGCATCGCTCGGCGGTGCCTTCAAGAAAAAGAGCACACCCGGCACGGGCAGCTCTTCCAGCAGCGCCGCAGGCAGCACCATCACCGAGGCTTCCAGCAGCCTGTGGGACTACGAGAAGAAAGCTCCGCTGCCCCAGCGCACCCAGCGGCCCAATATCGAAGTGAACCAGTACATCTACAGCAAGGCGCAGACGGCGGCGGACCTGATGCGCGAAGCACAGTATGAGCAGGAAAGGGCGGTGCTGCAGGGTGTTTGACGCTGTTTTTACCTCCAGCACCGGACAGAGCTTTGCCTTTGGCTACAAGGCCAGCGTGCTGTGGAGCTGTGACCCGCTGGGCGACCTGCCCGTGGATCTGGAAACCAGTCAGGGTTATCAGCAGGTGGGTGCTCCTGTGGAGAGCCGCAGCATTTCCGGCGTCACCCGCACCATCACCGGGCGTATCCTGCGCAATGCCGATTACTGCAAGCGTCAGCTGCGGGACGTGTTTGCGCCGGGCGTGACCGGGCGTTTCACCGTGGCCGGGAAATACTGGTGTGACGCCGAGGTGCAGCGCTGTCCGGCCATCAGTGCGGCGCTGCTCTGGCCCACCTTCAGCTTTCAGCTGTACTGCCCCAACCCCTATTGGAACAGTGTAGAGGGAACGCTGGCCGCGACCATCAAGGTGACACCTGTGTTCCGCCTGCCGGTGTGCTACGACGCGCACCAGTTCGGCATCCGGGAGCAGGGCGATTATATCCGCATCGTCAACAGCGGTCTGGATACCCAGAACTTTCGGCTTTCACTGTCGGCCAGAGGGCCCGTGGTCAATCCCGGCGTCCTTAACCCGGAAACGGGCGAATACCTGCGCTTTGTTACGACCCTGCAGGACGGCGACGAGCTGCAGGTCTACCGCGAAAACGACCTGCTGCGGGTCCAGCAGCTCATTGACGGTAAAGCCTACGACGTGCTCTCCATCCTTGACGGAAGCAGTACCCTTTGGACGGTGTATCACGGTGCGCAGGCATGGCAGCGCACCGCAAAATCCGGCGACGGCTGGCTTTTCCTGACGCTGACCATGCACGCAGCGTATTCCACCATCATCACGGAGGGTTCCAATGGTTGAGATCATTTCTGCACTGACAGCATCCGGGCACAAGAGCATCTGCGTCTATGATATCCGGCTCAATCTGCTGGGCCGCATTGAAAGCTGGGTCTCGCTGGTCTGGCCGGAACGCTACAACGTCTATAGCGACACCCAGGGTGCACAGCTGGAGCTGCACGACACGACCGCTTTGCAGGCGCTGTGCCGCCCGGACCGGTATCTTTGGCTGGTGGGCAGCGACCGGCTCATGCGCATCGTGTCGGCCCAGAAATCCGACCACAAGCTGGTGATTGCCGCAAAAGACGCCGCCTGCATTCTGGATGAACGCGGTCACACGGACACCCTGAGCAATTTTGCCGCAGAGGAAACGTTGCGAAGTCTGGTGTCCAGTGCTGCTGCGTGGCCCTGCCTTGAACTGGGCGATGCTGCAGGACTGACGGACACCTACAGCGGCGAGGTCAAGCCCGGCAGCCTGCTGAAGCTGGCCGAACAGGTGTGTCAGGAGCTGGACATCGGCTTCCGGGTGCGGTTCGATCAGCCGGAAGCGAAACTGCTGTTTGAGCTGTTCCGGCCAAAACTCGACCCGAACGCCCGGTATGCGCCGCAGTACGGCAACCTGACCGACCTGACCTATACCGAGAGCATCACGGGCTATAAAAATGTGTGCGTGGTCGTTGGCGCGGAAGGCACCGCCACCGTGGGTGCAGCGGAGAACACCGGCTCTGCCCGGCGGGAGCTGATCGTGGATGCTACCAGCAAAAAGAAGGAAGGCGGCCAGTCTCAGGCGGACTATCTTGCCGCCCTGCGCGCACAGGGCGAGCAGGAGCTTGCCAAACATACCCGGCTGGAAAACTTCCGCTTCACCCCCACCGGCAGCATCACGGTGGGCATGGTGGTGGAGGCCAGCCTGCCCGGAACGGACATTCAGGCCGCTGCCCGCATTACCTCTGTGACCCTGAGCTCCCAAAAAGGTGAAAACTCGGTCAGCACAGAGATCGGCACCCCGATCATCAGGAGGAAACAATGAGCATTATCACATATCCGCTGAACGGCGTGGTTTACAGCGCCGAGGACGTGGCCACCTACCTGTGCACCCGCACATCCGGCGTCTACTCCAAAGAGACCAACTTTGCTGTCAGTATCACCGGTACACGGCAGATCACCGTTGCGCCCGGCCTTGCATGGATCAATTACGACGACTTTAAAGGCGTATCTGTGTGCAGTCGGGAAGAGAACGTCTTGACCGTCCCCGAAGCAGACAACACCCTCAACCGCGTGGATCGCGTCGTGTTGCAGTTTGACACCTCGGAGAATATCACGGCGATCAAGCTCAAGACCGGCACGCCTGCCGTGGCCGCACAGCCGCCCGATATCCTGCAGAACCATAATCAGTACGAGCTGGGCCTGTGCACCATTTCGGTGCCCGCAGGCTCCACCGCTGTCACCGTCGCCGATATCTACGACACGCGCGCAGATGAGACCGTCTGCGGCGTGATGCGGGACGGCGTGACCGGCATCCCCACCGGCACTTTGGTGCAGCAGTTTCGAGCTGTCATTGACGCACTGAAAGGGGAAGCCGCCGATAAGCTTGGCTACTACCCGGTGGGCAGCATCTACCAGAGCACCGACCCCACCAGCCCTGCCGCCCTGTTTGGCGGCACATGGGAGCAGATCGCATCGGAGCGCGTGCTGATGGGTGCCAGCAGCAGCCACGCAGCGGGCACCACAGTAAAGGCCGGACTGCCGAACATCACAGGCTCTTTTGTCGCGGATGTAAAAAAGGGTGAACATAAGGTATCCGGCGCATTCACTGCCGGCAACGTGATCGCATCTACGGGCGAATACAATTCCTTTTCTGATGTATATAAGTTCAGTCTGGATGCGTCCAAGTCTAATGCCATCTACGGCCGCAGCAACACCGTGCAGCCTGCCGCCTACTACGTGCACATCTGGCGCCGCGTGGCCTGAGAAAGGAGGTTTTGACTTATGAAAATCATTGACGAGACCGGCGCGGTCATCGAAAACCCCGACCTGACGCTGGGTTATCTGACAGCTGACACCGAAGAAGTCACCCACCCCGCCGTAGAGGGCGTGGAGGAGCAGTGGCACTGGGAGACCGTGACCGAGTATCCGAACGGTGGCAGGGACGTGCAGAAGATCATCGACGTGCCGGGCGTGCCTGCGCAGGCCGCATGGACCGAACAGGTGCCGGTGCAGAGATACATCCGCTATACGGAAGAAGAATTGGCCGCGCAGGAAGAAGAGCGCAAAAAGGCCGAAGCCTGGAAGAAGCTGCCGGAGACGGTGGCGGCACTGCAAAAAGAAAACGAGATGCTCAAGCAATGCTTGCTTGAAATGAGCGAGATTGTTTATGCATAAAATCACACAAAAATTAGAAAGGTTGGTACGTATGATGGCTAAGTTGTGGGCACAGGAAATTATGTTCGCTGAGACTATGGAGGACGCAAAGGCTCTGTACGAGCGTTGCCCCCGCCTGCTGAAGGAGAAGGTCAAGGCAATTCTCATCAAGAGCGGCTTTGAGGAAATCACGCAGTAAGGAGGACGCTATGACTGAAATCATGGATGTGTCCCGATATCAGGGCACGATCGACTGGGAGAAGGTCAAGGCAAGCGGGAAGGTGGACGGCGTGATGATTCGTGCCATGGGCAACAGCGGATCGGGCAGGCCCAGTGCTCCCTACACTGACCCACAGCTTGCCCGCAACTATGCAGAATGCAAGCGGCTGGGCATTCCCTGCGGCGTGTATGGCTATTTTAAGGCAGTCAACCGGGAACAGGCCGACAAGGAGCTGGCCTATTTCAAAAAGCTGCTCACCGGCCGGAGCTTTGAGCTGCCGGTGGCCGTGGACATCGAGGACGAGGCGCAGAAGCCGCTGGACAAGGCCGCACTGACCAACCTGACGGCTCACATGCTGAGCACGGTGGAAAGCTGGGGCGTGTATGCTCTGCTCTACACTGGCCTGTGGTTTGGCAGTACCTTCCTCTACATGGGCGGCGCGGCCCTGAAGCCCTTCGACGTGTGGCTGGCTGCCTACCGCACGAAGAAGCCCGCGCCCAGCTGGCCCTTTGGCATGTGGCAGTATACCAGCAAGGCCCGTGTACCCGGTGTGACCACCAACGTGGACATGTCCCACGCATACAAGGACTATACGGGTATCATCAGCAAGAAGGGTCTGACCCGTCTCCGGGAGGGCGAATGAGCGACGCGATCATCGTAGCACTCATAACTGGCGGCCTGAGCCTGATCGGCGTGCTTATCTCTAACAGCAGGGCCGCTCAAAACATGGACGCCAAGCTGGAAAAACAGCAGGCCATTACCGACACTAAGCTGGACGAGCTGGCCCGGGAAGTCCGGGCGCACAATAATTTCGCTCAGCGTGTGCCAGTGCTGGAAGAACAAATTAAGGTGGCAAACCATCGCATTGAAGATCTTGAACAGCAGAAAGGAGCTTAAATTATGGAAGCAATGTTTAATTTTATCCCCGCACCCATCGCACTGGTACTGATGCTCATCGGCTTTGCCGCGCTGGCCGTTGGTGCCATCCGGCTGGGCTACAAGCAGTACGTCAAGCAGTGGGCACTGGAGCTCGTGACCATCGCCGAGGACAGCATCATGGGCAGCGGTCAGGGTGCCAAGAAAAAGGCACAGGTCTTTGCTGCGCTGCGCGGCGCCCTGCCGGACTGGCTGAAGCCTTTCATCACCGATGAAGTGCTGGACAGTGTGATTGAAAAGGCTGTCAGCATGATGAAAAAGGCACTGGCAGAAAAGAAGCCTACCATCAACAAGGAGTAATTTATGATCGAGCAAAGCGTATCTCTCGCATCCAATGGCGTCGTCAAAGTGCCGGGCTATGAGCAGCTGGTGCGCTTTGGCTACACCAAGAACCGAGGCGTGTACCGCCTGCACGTCGATGCAACCGGCGAGTGGGCCGGGCTGGCTATCCGGGCATTTTGGCACATCCCCGGTGGCGCTGATCCTCCCGCCTCGCTGGTGGTGGACGGCTATGTGGACGTGCCTGCCAGCGTGACCGCACAGCCCGGGAGCGGGTGCGTCACCTTTGAGGGTAGCGACGGCGCAAAGACCGTCACCAGCGCAGACCTGCACTACCGTGTCAGCGCCAACAGCGGCACGCAGGACGGCACACCCACGCCGGATGCACCTGTGCCTATCGTGAGCGCTGGCGAGAACGGGAGCGTGGCGGTGAAAGTAACGGGAGCAAACATGCTAGAGGGCACTAAACCCGGTGTGAAATCGACCGTATACGGAATAACTTACACTACCTATGAAAATGGTTTTTTAATTACTGGTACGGCTACCAACGATTTTACCATACTCTTACACGATGATGTGGCACACCCTTTAACTCGTGGTATTTACTACCTAACGGCTAGTGGGCTAAGTCCTTCTGTCACGCTCAACTTCTATTTCGTCGGGAAATATTCCTCTGATGTGCAAAACCAGAAAGTAACGCTTACCAGAGACGTGGAGTTTTCACTCCGCCTACAAATCAAAAAAGGTACAACGTTAAATACCACTGTTCAAGTTTCTTTAACAAGAAACGCTATCACCGCCTACTCCCCCTACCGTGAACAGCTCCTCACGCTCCCCACACCCGGCGGCTTACCCGGCATCCCCGTCGCCTCTGGCGGCAGCTACACTGACAGCACAGGCCAGCAGTGGATGTGTGACGAGGTGGACTTGGAGAGAGGGGTGCGAGTGCAGAGGGTAGATAAAGCGGCTTTCGACAGCACCAAGCCGTTGGCTGAGCAGAATGCAATACTCGCCACTCCCATCGAAACCCCGCTCACCCCTGACGAAATCGCCGCCTACAAAGCCCTTACCACTTACGGCCCTGACACGGTGGTGCAGGCTGGTGACGGTGCGGGAATCCGGCTGGGGTATCAGAGGGACGTAAACATCGCAATCAAAAAGCTGGAGGACGCAATCGCGTCCATGACTACCACATAAGGAGGCACACATGGCAATTAAATCCAAAGCCCGCCACGACCTGACCCTGCGCTCCATCAAGCGAGAAATCGCCGCAGGACGCGATGTGGCATACTGGCTGGACAAAGCGTACACCCATCTGGACAGCGGCCTGCTGACGGAGGACGATATCGCAGAGGTGGAAGCCCTTGCACAGGCGTACTACGACGCTCTGGATGCGAAAGACAAGGCGAACGCTGAGGAAATCACACTGTAAGGAGGATATCATGGCAAGCACTACATACGAGCATTTTGTTGACACCAGCAAAATGTACGCCGCACAAGAGCAATTTCGGCACGCCACGAAAATGGTCTGCGCACGTTTTCGTGGTCTCACGAAAACATACCATTTTGACAACGTTGGCGAAATGGTGACGTTTTGTCACCGGTTTGCCGCGCTTGGCACTATGGTGCGCAACGCCGGACAGCTGCCGCAGCCCTTCTGGCTCGGTGCTGCCTGTGGCGGCGGCTCGCATAGTCTTTCCGCCAGCGTTGCAAGGGCTTAATGCAGAACAGATAAAAGCTGTGATAAAACGTGCGCCGCTTGGGAGGTATGACCGGAAAATCGCCCGGTTGCGGTACGTTGACCAGCTATGCCAAGTTGATATTGCAGCGCGTGTGCCGTATTGTCGGACATCAATCGGCAATAGGTTGAAAATCATTGATAAAATGCTGGATGTGTGATACCATAATTTTAATTGGGTGTGATTTCTCACGAAACGCATTGAAGCGGCAGGCTTTCGGGTCTGCCGCTTTTCTTTTTTGCCCTTCGTTGTGCGTTCGTTGTCTCTCGGTTTCTGCCGATGCGGTACACTGGATGCACAAGGAGGGATGTTTTATGAGCTATTATCCGGCACCCGGAGCGCCTTACGTTCCGCAGCAGCCTGTCAATCCTTACGGCGGCATGGGCACGGTAGGGCTTGCCACTTCCCTGCCCAACACGCAGATGCAACAGGCACAACCGCAGCGTCCGCAGCCGATGAATGGGCAGCAGCCTGTTCAGCAGTCGGCACAAGATGGCGGTTGGCTGCTCGGCAGACCTGTTTCCAGCAGGGAAGAATTTTTGGCAATACCTTCAGACCTGTATGGCAGACCGACCTACTGCCCAGACTTGCGCAGCGGCGTGATCTACTGCAAGCGGCTTAACCCAGACACCTGCGAATCCTATGTGCAGGAGTTTTACAGCCCGGAAGCATGGCGGCAGATGCAAGCACAACAGGCACAGCAGACCGCTGCACCGACACAGCAGTATGTGCCTATTGAGCAGTACAACACCCTCGTCCACCGTCTGGATGAACTGGAAAAGTGGCAGAAGAGCTTTTCTAAACCCACTGCCGCAGCGAAGAAAGGAGAATAAGCGATGTCCTCTCCGTTTGATATGATTACTCACAGCCCTATCATGCAGCTTGCAAATCTGGCTCGTGCCGGACAAAACCCGATGGGTCTTATCCAGCAGTTAAGCGGGCAGAATGCTCCTATCATGCAGGGCTTGAACCTGATTCAGGGCAAAAACGAAGCGCAACTCCGAACGATGGCGCAGAACCTCGCCAAAGAGCGTGGCATCGACCTGAACCAGCTGGCAAGCGTCCTGAATTTGACGCTTCCGAAGTGAGGAGACTTTGCAATGGATGATTTTGAAAACAGCCATTCCGAAAAAGATTTTGACATCAACAATCTGTGTGGCGATGACAAAATATGGGTTCCTTTAATGCTTGGCTTCATTTTCGGTGCTGCCAGCAAAAATTGGGATGACTCAAAAGATAAAAAAGGCAACCCTCCGAGCTGACTTAACAACCCTAAAATAAGCATCTCTCTAAGCGAAACGCTTCTCAGTTTTGCGGACTTGACAAAAACCGCATTTGTTTGGCTTCGCCCATCGCATACGGCGGTGGGATAGCATACGCAAAACTGAAAGGAGTTTTGTTATGGACGATTTTGCAACTGGCTATCTGGCTGGGCAGGACGGCGGCAATAACAACGGCGGATTCTTCGGCAACGAGGGTCTTTGGGCTGTTATTATCCTCGCTATCATCTTCGGCTGGGGCAACTACGGCAACGGGCGCAACGGCAGCGACAACGGTATGGCGAGCTACATCCCCTATCTGGTCGGCACTGGCGCAACCGGGCAGGGCGGCAACGACACCCGCGCGGCTCTGTCTGAGGGCTTTTATCAGCAGGATACCTCCCGCTCTCTGGCGGGCATCCAGAGCGGTATCTGCTCTCTGGGGTATGACCAGCTGGCGCAGATCAACGGCGTCAACACCAACATCGCGAACGGCTTTGCAGGCGTGAACAGTGCCATCTGTCAGCTTGGCTACCAGAACGCACAGCTGGTGAACGGCCTGGAACGCAGCGTGTCCAACGGCGACAATGCCATCAGCCTTGCTATCATGCAGGAAGGCAACGCACGGCAGGCGGGTCAGACCGCTCTTGCCACGCAGCTGGCATCTTGCTGCTGCGAGAACAAGCAGCTGATCGGCGACCTGAAGTACACCATCGCAACGGAAGACTGTGCCACCCGGCAGGCCATCGCAGACAATGCCCGCGCCATCGTGGACAACTGCAACGCCAACTTCCGCAGCATGATGGACTACTTCACGCAGGACAAGATCGCAACTCTGACCGCTGAGAACCAGAACCTCAAGTTTGCCGCTTCTCAGGATCGGCAGAATGCGCTTCTGACCACCGTGATGTCCCAGCAGACTGATACCATCCTGAATCGGGTCAATCCTCGTCCGATTCCCGCTTATCAGGTGGCAAACCCCAACGTGGGCGTGAACTGCTGCGGCTGCTGCTAACCAACACACTCCCCGATAACACCGGGTGAACCATCGGGGCAGGGGCAAGACACCTCTGCCCCTGATTTTTATAGGAGGAAAACATTATGGCTTGCAAAACAAGCTGCCGTCTGTGCCCGCACCTCGTCATCTCGGATGCGGTGACGTTCGCCAATGACACGCTGACCATCAACATCCCTGCTGGCGCATACCAGAACGGAGAGAAGTATTGCATCGTAGTTGCCCAGAGCATCCCGGACACGACCACCATCAACGCTCCTGTGGTCATTACCATCGGTGCAGGAACGACCGCATACCCTCTGACCGACTGCAACTGCGCTCAGGCAACCGCTGAAAGCATCCACACTCGCACCCGCTACGCTACCCGCGTTGCAACGTCTGCCACTGGCACAGGCACGTTCAAGTATTTTGGCTGCTTCTGCCGTTCCCACGCTGGTGCGCCCGCGTCCATTTCTTAAGGAGGTATAGATTATGGGCAAGAACAATTTTCGCCGCATGATGATGCTCCGCGACCACGACAAAGACCGTGAGCCGGAGCGTGACCGCCTTGAGGAAGAGCGTGACCGCAGGGAGCGTGAGATGGAACGCCGTCTGCGCAAGCTGGAAGGCGGCAACGACCGCTATCCCTACTATCCGCAGGAGGAAAACCGCTACATCGACCCTTACCCTATCCCCCGCTACCCTGACGTAGAGTATGGGCGCAAGATGCCGCAAATCGGCTTCTCGCAGAACGGAGACTGGGACAAGCGGTCTGGACAGTACGAACGTGGCGGCGCAGACAGCCGCTCAATCAGGATGCCACGCCAGCACCTCACCCACGATGAAGCAGAGGAATGGTGTGACAGCATGGTCAACGCTGACGGCACAAAGGGCTGTCACTGGACGTTGGAACAGACGCAGGACGTTGCGAAACAGCGCAATATCACCTGTGACCCGAACGATTTCTGGGCTGTTATGAACATGATGTACTCGGATTATTGTCAGGTGGCAAAGCGTCAGTCCGTTGACACTTCGGGCTTCTACGCTGACATGGCAAAGGCGTTCCTTGAAGACGCAGATGCTGCAGATGGCAAGGCGTATCTCTACTGGGATTGCATTGCTGATAAGTAAAACAGAACCCCTGTGCGGTCATTGTGACTACACAGGGGTTTATTGTTATCTCCAAATCATAAAGCACTTATTGCCTACACAATCTTGAAGGATTTCTTTGAAGTCTTTGAGCTTTGCGGGGTTTTCTCTACCAGCATATCCGCAAATAATGCTATCGTCATAATCACCTATAACTTTTAAGATTTCCTTGCAGGCACCTTATCGGATTTTTCCGTCACAGTCCGATTGATAAAGGAAATCTGCAATTTTAATCGGAAGCATTTTGCTTTCAACCAATCGCTCTGTTTCGTCATTGTATGATTCTAGAACGTGTTCTTTTTCGGGAGATGGTATGTCGAGAATGTCATCAAGTTTTTTATAGTGCTCTCCGACTTCCGAACCAACAAGTTCTGCAACCTTCGTTCTCAACTTGAAAAACCCGAAATAGCCCACATCCATTTCACGCCCAGTCTTTTTGCATTTGATGGTTACGCCCATTCGTCAATCCTCCAAGAAATCCTCTTGATTCAGAACTTGATTTACAATTCGTTCTGTACATTCTTTGATAACCGTAGATGCTGGGACGTAATCTTCATAAGCTATGTTTTCATATTGTGCTCCTGCATATTCAAAGAACCTTTTAGAAAGTATTTCTGCATCCGCACGGCACAACGGCTTTAATTCGTATTGCAACGGAAATCTTCTTATAAGCGCAGGGTCGAGCCTATCAAATCGGTTTGCCGTTCCAATAATAATTACATTGTTCGGCAATCTATCCATTTCCTGCATAATCGCGATAACCACACGGTTCATTTCCCCAACGTCATCTTTTTGCCCACGAGCCATTCCAACTGCATCTATTTCATCAAAACAAAGAACGCAAGGAGCAGTTCTCACATAATCAAAAATTCTTGCAAGGTTAGATTGTGTTTGCCCCAAGTGCGAATCAACTAGACTTGAAAATTGAATCCTCAAAAACGGAAGTTTTGCTTTATGCGCGATATACCTAGCCAGCATGGTTTTCCCGCATCCACTTTGCCCATAAAGCATCAATGCTGGCAAATAAGGAATGCCCATTTCGTTCAATTTTTCAGATGCTCGATAAATAGCAACGATTTTCTGCGTTATACTTTTTTCTTCGTTCCTAAGAAGGAATCTTGCTTCTGGAAATTCTTCTGTATCCTCTGCGATCAAAAGATGCTGTAAGTTATATGGCAATTCAATAAATTCTCTTTTGCTTTCCAACTTGCGAAACATATTTTCCTTGAACTGCTCATCTTTTTTGGATGATATAGAATTCAAAATGATTTTAACGGCTTTTTGCGCGTTTCGCATATCGCCATCGCAAACAAATCGAATAAGGTGTCGTTCACTATCGTTCATCCAATAAATCCTCCAACTCAGTTCTTTTTATCCAATATGAACTTTGCAAATTCTTCAATTTCTTCCAAATTTACGATTATTTCATACCATCCTGCTGAATGCCCTCTATCGTAAGCGTACTCCCAAATTTTTTCCGCTTTCTTTTCTGAAATCCCAAAACCGACTTCTTCTTGAATTGTCTTATAAATCTCTGCGTAGATTTCATCCCTACGCTTCATTTTCTCTTGATTCAGCCGCTTAACTTCATTGTCGTAATCATCGTTATTCTTTTGCGCTTGCTCTTTGTTCCACTTTACCGACTTGTCTTCGTCAAACACAAAATTTGATGGAACCCGCTTGAAGCCATAAGGCTTGCATCCCATATTTGCCATTGCTTCATATTTCTGCCCAATGTCAATCCATACGTCATTCATCTAAGAAATCCTCCAATTCAATCTTTCCTTCTGCCGCCGCAACCGCAAGAGCGTACACGAACTGCCCAATCGTCATTCCGTGCCGTCTGGCTTCACGGTTGATGTACTTGCGCTCTTCCTCGCTCATAAGGATGGTAATGCGCTTGGAACGCTTGCCATCACCACTTGCAACGCCCTGATGCGATTCCGGCATCGGGATTTTTTTCTTTGTCAAGCTAGCTTCGGCTAGTGCGCCGGGAACATCGCCTTGTTCGATAAGACGTTGAACTTCCTTCGCCTGTTTCAGCTTCTTTGGCTTACTTTCGCTTACTATGGCATTGCTTGGCTGTGTTTCGCTGTCTTTGGCTTGCTTCGGCTTAATATCGCTTAATATTGCTTCATTAGGCTGCGTATGGCTGTCTGTGGCTTCACTAGGCTTAATCTGTGCTTGTTCGGCTTCGTTCGGCTTTGCTTGGCTTACTTCTTCTTCCTTTGGCTCACTTTGGCTTAATGCCCGCCCCGAAGAAATAGGCTGGAAGTCAAACCCGCCCAACAAGCCGGATGTTTTTTTGCTGGACTTTTTCACTGTGTGTCACTCCAATCAATAAAATACCCGTTGTACCGAAAAGATTTCGCCGCATTTCCAGCTTCAATCAAAACTTTTCCGGCTTTTATGGCTTCTTCGGGACTTAACGCCCCACAATGTCTTTGCGAAACAACATAATAAATCGGATTGTCTATTCCATCCCCTCGGCGGAAAAACATAACATCTTTCGAGCTGAATTTGCTTTGCAATTCAAACTCGGCTTTTTCCAGCTCTTTATATCTAACTACATTCACTACACATCCCCCTCTACAATCATCTTCGCCAACGCTTTGAAATCCTCTGCACTGGTACTCTTTGCCGTGTCACCGCTAAACAGGCTGTGACGCTCTGCCTGAGCCTTACGAACGCCCATAGACGGTCTAATCTTCACGTCCAACAGGGTTGTGCCCATGCTCTGTGCAATCACAGGAAGCTGCTCCACAACCTCTTTGGACAGGTTCTCCCTGCTTTTGTACTGGTTCAGAAGCAGACCTTCAATCTTCAAAGTTGGGTTGAAATATCTACGAACATCACCGATGGTCTGTGAAAGCTGGCTCAAACCAGCCAGTGCGTAACGGTCTGCTGTGATAGGTACGATAATGCTGTTGGCGGCGATCAGTGCGTTCACAAGCGCAAGGCCGAGCTGCGGGGGAGTGTCCAGTACAATGTAATCGTACTGCTCGGATACACTTTCAAGGGCTTCTCGCAGTCGGAAGTTCTTACCCATGTCCCGGACAAGCTGCTCGTCAATGTCCTTCAATGCGCTGTCAGACGGAAGAATGTCACCGGCTTCACAGTGCTGGATTCCTTCCTCTACCGTGCCTTGCCGGGTCATCACGTCAAACAGGGTACAAACATTCTCTGTCTGTGCACCGTAGGTGTCCGTTGCATTGCACTGGGCATCGCAGTCCACCAGCAGGACTTTCTTGCCAAGCAACTGCAACGCACCAGCCAAACAGGTGCTTGTGGTGGTCTTTCCTGTGCCGCCCTTCTGGTTAGCGACAGCTATGATTTTTGCCATTTTATCACTCTTTCTTTTCAGTAGAACGGATATGCTGCTTTTATTTCGTCTCCGACCCACAACACAGGCGTGACGTGCCATGCAATTACAGTTCCTTTGATTTCATTACTATCGGAATCAAACCATTTGTCGTTGATTGTATCGTACTCGCCGGTTATGAAACTTTCTTCTCCTGTTTTCTCATCTTCGATACGAAGTAAAAGCCCATGCGGCCATCCTTCTAGGCTTTTATCCGGCATAACATCTTTAGTCATGTACCACTTGTCTTTGTCAAAGCCTTTCGGAAACATCGGAATCATACTCTTTCTCCTTTCTACTTTATCTGAATAATCTGACTACTTTTGCAACGCTTCGATGGAATAGAACGCTGGCATATACCTGTCTACGATACCCGCCTTGTCCACGCTTCTAATCAGATAGCCAACAGGTCTGTCCGGGAACGGAGACCTATCCAAAGACAAAATGTCCTTATACGCCGCCTTCACCGTGTCGTAAACCGCTTCTCTGCGTCTTGGCAGCTTGATTTCAGGATGCTCTTTCTTCATCCACTTCTCAACTACCTTCGCCACATCAATGCAGTCCTGCTTTTCTAGTTCGTCACACATAGACCAGTCAAAATCATCGTATCCGCTTCTACGGGGCTTTTTGACGACTTTTTGAGGTTCGGTCAACACTTCGCTTGCCTGTGCTTCAATCAACGTCTCAGACGCTTTAATTTTTGGCTTAAACTTGACTGCCACAGCTTTTCGCGCTACAAGGACTGGCTCGTAAGTCACAACAATGTCAGACACAGCATTGATTTCGTCCACCGCAACGTCAAGCACTCGCTTGCGAAGGTTCTTGTAAACATCGTAGCTGGCTTCCGTTGCACCGAGCTGTTCCCTCAACTTCTTCAGACTGATTTCATGCGGTTTGCTGTCCATGTTCATCCAGTCCCGAAGAATCGAATAGAGCAAGATGCTGTACTGCGACTTCATCCGTGACGTGTAACGTAGCCGATACCGGACATAGCCGCTTTCTGCGATGTCAAAGAAGATAGAACGAAGGTCTGGGTTGCAGGTGATTGCCACAACGTAAGACCTTGTTTCTGGTACATAGTCCAGTTTTGCCCTCGTGAATAGGACAAAGCTTTCAAATGTTCCTTTCTCCTTGTCAATAGGAATCGAAACCGTATTGCCTAAAAAGTGCTTGATCTGCGGCTCAATCCTCCTAGCGTCAAGGCTTTTCAGTCCGAGCAGGTCTCTATACTCTGCCAAAGTGAACTCCACACGGCTACTGTTAGGGTCTCTCGGATTTATTCTTGATAGGTAAACCTCCAACAACCGAAGTTCTCCTGCGGTGTAGTCCCTGAACTTCGCCCAAACAAGGGATTTGCTTTTCTCGACAAGGTTGTTGTCTGATATTTTTGGCATCTGCTCACTTCCTTTAATGGTCTGAAAACAGTATATCACAAGTAGGGGGACGTGTCAACCGTTTTCGTCCCCCGTGACTTGTCTTTTTGTCCCCCATATCCTCGTCATTTTGTCCCCCATGACTTGTCAAAACGTCCCCCATGCTTTGTCATTTCGTCCCCCGTCTACATATTATATATTAAACAAGAAATAAACAAGAGGTTAAATATCATCGTTAAATAGTCGATGACGATAATTTTCAACAATTTCTTTATTTTTCCATTCCAGTTTGTTGATAACTCAAGTTGTCGCTTGCTGAATAGGACTGTACCGGTGATGAAGTGACTTTCCATTAGCTATACCAAACGTGGACGGACTGTGGATAGGTGTACAAAAAGTGGATGGAAAGGTATACCTAATCTGCACGATGGGGGACGGATTGACAAGCCACTCAATCACAAACAGTATATTAACGCTAATTCGTTATTTATTCCGCACGAATGTTGTCGATTTACAGCCTATGGGGGACGAAATGACAAGGCAATTTTGCCCGATAGGTGTACAAAAAGTGGATGAATGTGGACAGAATGTTCTTCAAAAACTGCGATAATTCGACAATCAACCAGTTATATTATTTGGATTAACGGTATAGGAATCGTTGGACTTCATGGCTGCTTCTGTTCCAGCGTCCTGTGCCTGATAGAGAATTTCCATCTTTGGGGCGGTACCGTTCGGGTCTGGGTCTGTTCCGGTAGCCTGTGCCATCTCATAGTTACCGGATGCCATCCGGCAGACAGCGACCCTGTCCTTCAACGGCGTGTGGAGGTTTGCCAGAATCTCCGTCAATACGCCGATGTGGTCTGAGCCGTGATCTCCGTACCGGATGTACAACAAGGCGTCTATCTCATAGGAGGAGCACTCCATCATAGCATCTATGAGAATCCGCCGTTTCTCCAGATCGGAAAGGTCTTCTTCCAGGTGTTCCAGCAGCCCTGGGTGAATGCAAGCGTCCATGTATCGATCCGCCGATACGCCGCAGCAGGTGAACCAGCGCATAGCCATCGGAAGGGAAATGGCTGCCAGACCTTGCTCCCAATTTGCTATCGTGCCACGATTCACGCCAATTTTTGCCGCCAATTTCTGCTGGCTCAAGCCGGAACGCATTCGAGCTATCTCCAATGCTTTGGCTGTTCTTACTAAATATTCATCCATAAATCCTCACCCTTTCAACAAAATCCAGCAAAACTGCCGGATTCGACAAGCCAAAAAATGGAAAAAGCTGCTATGGAGAACCAACAGCAGCCTGTGTTATAACTGTACCATCGAAAAAAACAATCAAAACAGGAGGTAACAACATGATTATCATTGATGGAATGCCCGCATCTGAACCGAACGAAAACAAAACGCCGAAACCATGGGAGGGTTAGTGTATGAATCAGATTGACACCATGCTCATTCCATATGCCCGCCAGACCGCCTTAAAGCTGGTCTACAACCTTGCGAACAACGATGCTGATAAGTTTGCTTATGAAGAAGCAAAAAACGTTCTTGAACGCGCCGTAGCCGCTTTAGACGATGGGCGCGACCCGGCAGACAATATCGAACGCATTGACGGTCAGCTCGTAGAGCTGTGATTGGAGGAAAGATGGATAGGCGTTGTCCCTTTTGACTTGAACACTCGTGGCTTCCCCGAAAAAAACTAAAAAAGCGCGAAAGTTGTTAAAATGGTATTGACTACACAACTGAAAGATGTATAATAATATCAAATGAACATCAGAGATTGCCAATCGGGAGGATATGCCACAATGAGTGAACAAGAAAGAGCCAAGATTGACAGATTTATTGCATGGCTGCTAGAACACCCTGAAAAGATTCCAGCAGCAGAGCAAGCACTAGACCTAGATTAACAGAAAATCCCTTGCGCAGAGCTACACCAGCCCGGCACAAGGGATTCTTTTTATTTTACCGGGCATGAACGTTACATCTTCTCGATCAGGTTCATCAGAGCTTCACGCTGCTCCTTCGGCATGGATTCAAGTTTTCTTCTAATCCGCTCCACTGCTGCATCGACTTCACTTTGCGGCTGCTGGGACGGGTTTTCTTTTTGGATGCCAGTAAGAAGGTAGTCGACCGTAACATTGAAATACTGTGCCAGCTTAACGGCATTTTGATTGGTCGGCTTTGCATCGTTCCCTGAACCTGCTTCGGCTCTCCAATAGCTATAAGCAGATTTCGGAACGCCAGCTTCAGTCAAAGCACGAGACGGCTTTACTCCCTTTTGCTCACATAGCCTTACGAAATTGTCAAAAAACACAAAACATACCTCCAGTGTTTGTACAAGATGACAAAGTTCTACCACTTGAACAAAAACACTTGAAAAGTTCTACTACTTGTGCTTTAATAAGGCTACCGGGTTCAATCGGTAGAACAAATTAAAGGCTTTGAACAAATAGAAGAACGTTCGATAATGTTTTTGCTTGACACCATAATATTATCATATTCTTTCAAAAAGTTCAAGTACTAGAACAAGAAAGGAGAAAAAATTTGCTTCCTAAGTGGACAGGCGATGTTGTTGGAACGCTTCACGTTAACAGCATCGAAATCAGAGAGCTTGCTGCAAAAATTGGATGCGCACCGGAATACTTGGGAAAAATCCTGAACGGTAAGCGTGAGCCTAAAAATGCGGAAGCTAAGGTAAAAGAAGCTCTAGAAGAGCTGTTGAAGGAAAGAGAGGGAAAATGAGTAGCATGGAACAGATCATCACCTTAAAGGTAGACCTTAAACACCCAGACGAAGCGCACCACGCCATTGACGAAGCGGTCAAGGCTTATGAAGCGGACAAGCTGAAGTGGACAGAAGCGGAAATCATGGAAGCGCAGCACTTAGCAATGCGCATTATGAGCCGATTGTGTTTGGACGGGTATAGCATTGAGTGGTTTGGCTCAGATGGTTATACCGTAGCTTACATTAGAGCGTATGAAGAAGCAGAATCAAAGAAATCCGATTGCGCATTTTATACGCCGGATTGGAACATTTGGATCGCCAAGTGTGTCTGCCTGTGCCGGGCTACCGGCAGGAACGTGCCCGCTTTCATCACCAAAAAGGCTGGTGAGTGTTGGTGACGTATTTTTACAAAGCACCGAGTCGGAAGCGGCGGTTGAAACTGGAGATGGCAGCGGGCGTGTCAAGAAACGATGCCAACAAGGTATTGTGGATGGAGAAATTTATCAATCAGTGCTTTGAACGTCACAATCGGGAAGCCAAAAAGGCAGGTAAACCGAATGAAGATGGAGATTAAATATTGCGAGCGCTGCGGAGCTTTTTTGGGTAGGGTAAACCCACGCAAAAAATATTGCACACAATGTAAAAGAGATGTCTCGTGTGAGCAAAAGCGCGCGAGACGTAAAGCATTGAGTTCAGGACGTGGGTTCACTCCAGTAAAAACCGTGTGCCAATGGTGCGGTAAGCCAATGATTAAAATGTCTGCGGCGCAAAAGTATCATAAAGAATGTGCAAGAGACGCTTCTTTTGCAAGCATTGCAGAAAATCAAAAAATGAGGAAAGAACGAAATCTGAATAAGAAAGCGTTGGAAGAAAAAAGATTCCATCCGTAGGGCAAGTTCAAGCGCTTGCTGATAAAATGGGCAAGCATTATGGCGAGGTGTCGAGGATGCTTGCAGCAGGAGAACTGACTTATGAATGGTAAATACTACGGAAAGCGGGAAATCCGCTGGCACAGCCGTGAAAAGGAACGGCTGAAAAACATTCAAAAACGAAAGGAGAAAAATGAAAGTACTTGTAGAAATCGCAATGATGGGTGGCGTAGCGCTTGCCGTGGTTCTGGCGACGTTTTTTCTGAACTTCTGGCTGATGCATCAAATTATGCTTCTGATCGGAACTAAAGGAGCGTGGCTCGTCATCTGCATTGCAGCAATTATGGCATCTGCTTGGATTTTGAGCTTTGGTAGTAAAAGTGGTGAAAAGAATGACACTGGAAGCCGCTCTTGAAGAACGTGATATGAAGGCATCGGAGCTTATCCGCAGAAGTGGCGTGTCAGCCCCAACGATATACAACATTACAAGCCCGAATAAAACACCGTACAAGACGGGAGTTAAGGCTGATACGCTTGCAAAAATAGCCGAAGTGCTAAATGCAATAGTCATGATCGATGCAAGCAAACCATTTTTATTCGATATCATTCTGAAAGAAGGGACAAAATGAAAACCGTAAAAGGAAATGTGCTTACTATACTTGGTATCGTCGCTACAATCGTAGCCGTTAGCTGTGGCGATACAATAAATGGATGCGAGACTACAGTACAGATGCTTGGATGGGCATTTGTTTCACTGATGTTACTAGCTACCGCTCTGGTTTTATGCGCGCTTGGAGTGAGTGCGGAAAAAGAGCATGAAGATACCGAACGGACGAGGAAGCTGAACCGCATTCCCGCTCATACTAACAAGTGGAGGGATGTACGGTGAAATGCCCAGTGTGCGGTAGCGACAACATTACAACGATTGACAGCCGGTCAGACCATGACAGCGTCGTTCGCCGCAAGAAGTGCCTTGAATGCAACTACCGCTGGACAACAATCGAAATCGACAGAGACCAGTGGTATAGTGCGCTGCAAATCAAAGAGCGGCGTAAGAGAGGAAGACCAAAAGATGATTAACCTTGACAGATTCGGTGGTGTGACCGAGCCGGAGGACGGCGTGTATTTCCTAACCCGTGAGCAGGAATCAGAAGCCAAAGAAGCTGACCGGTTGGCTGAGATTGAGGACTTGCAGTCTGAAATCGAGGACAGGGAAGCGGAGCTGAAAGACCTGCGTGCACAGCTGGCAGAGCTGCTGGCTGGTTGATTTCTGTACAGCCGTATTAAGCCGAAGCAAGAACAATGAAGCCTAATGAAGCCGAAGAAAGGAAAGAAAAATGGCAGTATTAGTAATGGTCTACGGTCACTCCGGCAGCGGTAAATCCGCTTCACTTCGCAACTTTGACCCGGAACAGGTTGCGGTTATCAACGTGCTTGGCAAGCCGCTGCCGTTCCGCAGCAACATGAAAACCTATATCACCAACGACTACGGCAAGATTGACGCTGCAATCCACAGCACCAAACGTAAGTCCATCGTTATTGACGATGCCACCTATCTTATGACTGGCGAGTTCATGCGGAACGCAAAGGTCGCTGGATACCAGAAGTTTACCGACATGGCAGCCAACTTTAACGCCTTGCTGATGCGGGCAAAGGAGTTGCCGGACGATGTGGTGGTTTACTTTTTCGGGCACAGCGAGCGTGACGGAGACGGTGGCGAAAAGTTTAAGACCATCGGCAAACTGCTGGACGAGAAGGTCTGTGTGGAAGGGTACTTCACCATCGTTCTGAAAACCGTTGTGCAGGATGGGCGATACCTGTTCAGCACCCGCAATGATGGGATGGACACCGTGAAAACCCCGCTTGGGATGTTCAGCGATGCGCTGATCGAGAACGACCTCGCCGCCGTAGATAAGACCATCCGTGAGTATTACGGCATCCCGGTTCGTAACGAACAAGAAAGTTGAAAAGACTATGCGTATTGACCGTATCGAACTAATTGCAGAGATGTCACGGCAGGGCATTAAGACGCAGGAGCTTGCATATAGAGCGGGTCTTCCTTGTTCCTTTATAACAGCCCTCCGTAGAGGTAGGGTACCCACTTACGGTTCCGTTTATTTAGTCGCCAAAATATTAGGAGTCCCTATCGAAGATCTTTTAGAAAACAAAGGAGAGTAACAGATGAAGAACATCAACTGGAATGACGTGCAGGAAGCAACCGAACGCCGTGACCTGCCTGTTGGCGGCTATGTTGCCGGTATCTGCAAGGCAACGGACGAACCCGCAAAGGAACGCCTGAACATCGAGTGGGAAGTTGCAGAGGGCGAGTTCAAGGGCTACTGGCGTGAGCAGACTGCTTCTCTTATCGAGCGTGGCAAGCTGAATCCTGGCGAATGGGCATGGGGTGGCAAGACCATCAAGAGCTACAAGGAAAAGGTGCTGCCCTTCTTCAAGGGCTTTATCACCGCTGTGGAGCAGTCCAATCCCGGTTACAAGTTCAACAACGATGAAAAGACCCTGCGTGGCAAGCTGGTCGGCGTGGTTCTCCGTGAGGAGGAGTACATGGGCAACGATGGCAACCTCAAGACGAAGCTTGTTGTTGACCGCTTCACCAGCGTGGACAAGATTCGTTCCGGCGATTATGAAGTCAGACCGAAGAAAACGCTGGCTGGCGGGTCTGGCTCCGGCTACTTGCAGGGCGGGAACGATGACTTCTCCCTGATTGAAGAGCCGGATGGTTCGCTGCCATTCTGATTTGTAAGCCGTTGACCGCCTACCTTATATAAGAGCTGCGCTATCTGGCTGGACGGGCGTTTGGAAAGATGAAACACTTGGGCGATATCACAAAGATTCACGGAGACCAGATAGAGCCTGTGGATTGCATCACGTTCGGTAGCCCGTGCCAGGATTTGTCCATTGCTGGGCGCAGGGCAGGACTTGCGGGAGAACGCTCCGGGTTGTTCATGGAAGCGGTTCGAATCATAAAAGAAATGAGGTCAAGCACAAATGGACTGTATCCAACTTTCGCTGTTTGGGAAAACGTGCCCGGAGCATTTAGCTCCAATGGAGGAGAAGATTTCAGAGCCGTGCTGGAAGAACTTGCCCGCGTGGAACAACCAGACACTTCAATTCCTAAACCTCCGAAGGGGGGGCGGATGGAGCAAAGCCGGAGCAATCGCCGGAAACGGATGGTCTCTGGCTTGGCGACAGCTTGACGCTCAATATTGGGGAGTTCCCCAACGCCGAAAGAGAATCGCTCTTGTCGTGGATTTTGGAGGACAACGTGCCGCAAAAATACTATTTGAGCGCACGAGCCTGTCACGACACCTGCGAGAAGTACAAGACGGAGAAGAAAGACTTCGAGGAACGCAAGGCATTCGTGTATGAGCTGAACCACAGCCAGAGCGTATACCGCAGAGACTACGAGGATAAGCACCGGGAACGTGGCAAGAAACGGTTTCTCGGAAGTGAATTTAGAGGTGAACGATAAATGGGAGCTTTTATTGCAAGACAGCCTAACGGTTTGCTGTGTCGGTTTTCTTCGGTGGTCGATTGTGTCACCGATTACAACATGACCGAAGAAGAATATATCGAGATGTGTGCTGAAAAGGCACGAAAAGAAGCACGAGATGTTCTTGACCATTATATTAAGCCGTTTGAAATGGTTGACAGGTATTTCCTCCCGAACAACATGACAATCGAAGAACACAAGCGGATTATGAAAGAAATGGAAGAACCTGCTGAAAAGGAAACCCATATTCCGTGAATTTGGAGGTAAACGAGGATGAATGAATGGAAAGATATAGTGAAAAATCCACCTCACAAATGTGACGGAGATTCGATGGGAAACATTTTGGTTTGGTATAGCAATACGGAACGTGCAGGAATTGTGAATATGACCCTTGCGGAGTCGTTTCCTGACAATATGCCGTTCTGGATGCCACTCCCAAAACGACCAAAGGGCAACGAATGAACACCGGCAAGCAGTTTGAAGCAGACTTCAAGGCATCCGTCCCATCCGATGCGTGGTGCTACCGCCTGAAAGACAGTGCCGCAACCTACTACGGCGGCAACGAGAACCTGTCGTTTTCCATCGACAATATCTGTGATTTCATTGTGTACCGATACCCGATGAACCACCTGTTTGAGCTGAAAACCATCGAAACGCCCTCTATCCCTCTGGAAAAGGTGTTCGGCAAGTACGACAAGACAAAGTGCAAATACCGCAAGGAAAAGCACATCACTGACATGGTGGATGCAATGGGATACAGCGGCCAGACCGCCCATGTGATAGTCAACTACCGGGCAGTCAATCGCACCTTTGCAATCCCTGCCAGCAAGGTTCTGGCGTTCCGTTACAACGAGAGCCGCAAGAGCATCCCTTGGCAGTGGGCAGAACAAGAGGGGATAGAAGTCGAGGCAAAAAAGCTGCGTGTTCATTGGCGGTATGACGTGGATGGGCTGCTAAAGAGATTGGAGAAAGAACATGAGCATGAAATGTGACCGCTGCGGAGAAGTGTTTAATCCTGAACCGCCCGATGAGATGGGGAGGCATAAGCCCAATGCCGTGATTCTGGTTGACAAGAATGTGCATGACGCATGGGACTACTGGAGTTGCGATTGCTATGATGAACCATTTCTTTGCCCCTCTTGCATGGCAAAGCTGAACGACTGGCTGAAAGGAGAAAAAAGTGAGTAAGAAAGTTTCAGACATCCTGCCAAAGACGGAAATCTTGGCACAGTTGGCAGAAGAAGCGTCTGAGTTGGCACAGGCTACGTTGAAGTTGCGCCGGGCGCTGGATGGCACGAACCCGACACCGAAGAGCGTAGAGGAATGCCGAAAGGCGTTTGAAGAGGAATACGCAGACGTTATGGTGTGCATGGCCGCTCTTGGTTTTTCGGATGACAGAAAAGCGTATGAGCGAATTGGAATTATTGCAAGCGAAAAATACTACCGTTGGCTCCATCGCCTTCAAGACAAGGAGCAGTCAGATGAATAAATTTGGAAACTGCCCCCTGTGTGGCAAACAGGTCAAGACAACCAACCTCCGCAAAATTGCACGGCAGAACCAGTTGTACGGCTTTCGCATGGCTCTGGATGGCATCGCTGCCACATGGGGCGCACTGATCCAGAATCTTCGGTGCGATGCAGACCTGACCGATGAACAGGTGCAGAAAATTATCCGCATCGGTGATAGGTACTGGGAGATGGTCGGCAAGTTCAAAGAAGAGGACATGACCCCTGACGAGTTTGCGGATTACATCACCGCAAAGTCAGAGCAGGTCGAAAAAGAACTGAGAGAAAGGTGGAGCTGAGGTAAGTATGGAAATTAAATCAATAAACGATATTCCAATGCCGTTTAGCGACATTGATGTTGCGGAAGCGTTTTATCATCATTCGGAACTTTACATGAAAACAGAGAACGTTTCAACTACGGTAGCAAGCGGAAATTTTACTACGCTGGTTTATAACGCTGTAAATTTGAAAAACGGTTCGTTCAAAAGTTTTGTCGGTTCAGAAAACGTTCAAAGAGCTAAGGTACATATTGAGAGAGAGTAGCCAATGGAAAACGAACTTTACTGCCCGATGAAGATGACTAGCAATCCGCTTGGTCGGTGCGTATGCGAGAAGGAAAAGTGCGCTTGGTGGCGGCAGCTGGACAACTGCTGTTCCGTCTGGCAGATTACATGGAAGCTGGACAACATCGAAAAGAAGATGAAGAGGTGAGAGCATGAAAAAGCGAATTTACCTTGTTCTCGAAACCGAAGTGGACGAGGATGACAAGAGCATCCGTAGCGATATTGAGCAAGAACTTGGGATGGCTACACATTATTTTGAAATCGTTTCTTATAGCGAAAATGGTTTTCAGGATAAGTGGAGAAATACAAAAGAAAACCCGCCAACAAAGAAAGATTCCGCATACGGAAAAGTTATTGCAATGTATGTAGGCTCAGCAATTTCGCAACCGGCTAAGTGGGATTTTGTGGCTGATGCGCCGGACTTATTTCAGTTTTGGATGCCGTTTCCTGAACCACCAAAGGAGGCCTGATACATGGCAACACCCCCGAAGCGTGGTCGTGGCAGACCGCCGCTGACCGAAGCTGAAAAGAAAAAGCGCGAGAAGCGGGCGCAAAAGGCGAAAGAAGAAGCCGCTGTGAAGCGTGAGAAAGAGCGCGAGAAGAAGAAACAACAGATGCTTAACAAGCGGAAATCTATCCGCTCACAGGTGAGTAAAAAGGTGAAAGAACAACAGGAATTGGCGATCACGAGGTCTAAGATGCTGAATACAGGCGATTTGCAGTCAAGAATCGGTAATGAAGAGGACAAGAAAGTCATCGGCATGATTGCCGCCAAGTATTTTGGCGACCTTCCGAGCGTGGACATGAACAACCCGATTGAAGTTCAGCAACGCCTTGACTTCTTTTTTGACGCTTGTATCGAAGCCAGAATCTCCCCTGTTGTCGAATGGATTGCACTGGTGCTGGGCATCGAATGGGTGAGCCTGAAGCAGATTATGGCGGGCAAGCGCCGTGACGACAGCTTACAGCAGAAATACATCCTAAAGCTGATTCTGCAAATGCAGTCCATGTGGGCGTACAACGGTATGTACGGTCAGGAGAACCCGGCAGAGTGGATTTTCCGAGCCAAGAACTACTTTGGTATGCGCGACAACGTGGAGATCGCCGTTTCACCGCCTGAACAGCCGTTGGGCGATGCCCAGAGCGCAGAGCAGTTGGCTCAGAAGTACCAGACGGCTTTGCCTAAGGGGATTGACGTGGAATACAGAGAGGTGGCGGAGAAGTGAAAGAACTAATTGCTTTCTTTTTATTATCTTGGGCGGTCGCCTTTTTGATTATCAACAATTTTAACGATAAGGAGTAAAACATGAAAAAAGTAGCAACTATTATTTCTTCTGTGGTAGCAGCATTTTTTGTTGCAGTGGTTCTTTTGCTGTGTTTGGAGAGAGTGCCTGTTGGTTATGTTGGAGTCGTTTATTCGGCACGAGGCGTTGAGCAGAACACTTTGTCACAGGGTTGGCACTTTCTTTCTCCCATGAAGCACGTTAGCAAGTTCCCTATCAGCCAGCAGCAACTTATTTTTTCGGATGACCCGGCAGATTATAATGCAAAGGAACACGCAGACTGGCATATTGATGCTCCTGCAAGCGGTGGAATGGTCGGAGTAAACCTTACCGTAAATTATAACTTCATTCCAGACCGCGTTGTTGAACTCTACAGCCGCTTTAACGGAATGGATGGTGAAACGCTTGTGGAAAGCCGCATCCAGAACAGCATTATCGCTTACGTTAAGGAGGTAACGCCCCAGTTTTCCGTAATGGATATTTATTCTGAAAAGAAAACGGAAGTAAACAACGCAATCACAAATTATTTGAATGAAAAACTCACTAATGAATACGGAATCAGCGTTTCAAGTGCCCTCGTGATCGACGTAGAGCTGGATGACACTCTGACCGAAAAGATTAGAGCGAAAGAACAAGCAAAGCAGGACGCTGAAATCGCTGAGCTGAACAAGCAGACTGCTCTTGCACAGGCTGAGACGGACAAGGTGAAGGCTCAGACGGAAGCCGATGTGAAAGTGATCGAAGCACAGGCAGAAGCAGAATCGAATCGTATCGTGTCGGAATCCATCACTCCCGAACTGATTCAGATGAAAGAAGCTGAAGCCAGACTGAAGCATGGATGGGTTACTGTCAACGGAGCAGATACAGTCGTAACAAAAGCTGATTGATGGGGAACATAAAGAGGAAAAACATGACTAATGGCGATTTTATCCGCTCTATGACGGACGAAGATATTACAGAAAACTTTACGCCGGGCATCTGCGAACTTATCAAACATCGTGACCCGGAGCGTTGCCAAAACCGTGAGCATTGCTTTCATTGCGTCAAGGACTGGCTGAAAGAAAAAAACAAAATCATGGTGAGGGCTGGCAAATGGTAACTTTGATTGACTTCTCCGACCCATGCCTACGCACGTTCCTGCCTGTTCTATTGCAAGACCACACGACAGGCAAGAACATCATCTGGGCGACAGACCCGCCACCTGAACTGGGCGTTGACTTTGCAGATGAAATCACACTGGAACAGTTGGACAAAATTCAGCTTGTCCCTCGTGTGCAGAAACGGCTTGCAGACCAGAAGAAGCGAACCAGCAAGAAAGCAGAGGTGTTCACGCCGACTTGGGTTTGCAAGAAGATGGCAGACGTTGCCGAAAACGACCTGAAGGGCGAAGACTGGAAGGAGTACATCAACAAGACTTGTCTTGAAGTCACCTGTGGAGAAGCACCGTTCCTGACAAGTCGATATGATACAACAACAGGGAAGATGATTGCTGTGCCGGACAGAATCGGTCTGCTGGATAGGAAGCTAAATGTTCTGGCAGAGCAGTTCCATGACTACGATGTGTGGATGTGCTGGGCAATCAATGCCTATGCATCGACATACGGCTATGAGTGGCAGGGAGACAATCTCTTGCTGGCAAGGTGCAATCTGTTCCTGACACTGATCGAAAATTTTAGGTATCGGTTTGATGCTGAAAAGCTGGAAATTGGCTTTATGCCCATTTTTCTTGATTGCATCGCAGATACTATCTCATGGAACGTCTGGCAGATGGATGGGCTGAAAAAGACCGTACCCGGCACAGACATTCTGTGCAAAATCAAAGACTGGAAAGCCTACAAAGAAATTCTGTTTAAGGACGTGGGGGAGGACGACTAATGCAAACTGACAGAGGAATCTACCACAAGCGAGTATGCGACCGCTGTGGAGCAGTTCTGGGCGGTAGGATGATGAACCCTGACGAATACTTCAAGGACTGGGCGTGGCGCAGAGACACAGGCGACCTTTGCCCGGAGTGCTATGCAGAGTATAAGCGAGTGATCAGGCGATTCAACAGAGGAAAGCGCGTGAGAAAGGAATGACAAAATGCGGAATGTGATAGTTTGCAAATGCAAACGATATGGGAAGCTTTTGTATTGGGATGGAAAAAAATTTTTGGATTACGCCAACCTTGACGTCGTGTTTAGGGCTTACAAAAATGGTGGAATCCGTAAAATTTTCCAAGATAACTTACAGTCGCACCCGTGTGGCGATGGAAAAGCTGGAATTTGCGTAGGAATTTACGAAATTGGAGAGGAAGGTAAGAAGGAATGAACTTTTACTGCACCGCCGAACGCTGCTCTTGCATGGGCATCAAACAGTTCTCCGCTGGTAAGGCTATCCGATGCACGGCAGAATCCTGCAAGAACAAATCTGAGCCGTCCTGTGGCTCTTGCAAATGGTACGCAGAGCCGGAGGGCGTGTGTGTGAACGACCAGTCAGAACACGTTGCAGACTTTGTGTGGGACGAACGTGGATGCAAAGAATGGGAGAAGAAAGATGAAACGTCAGCAGACCTATAAAGGGCTTATTGGAAAGGGCTGGTACGACCAAAGCGAATACAGTCACTATTTTGCCGCGTGGGCAAACCACCGCAACAACTGGGCTATTCGTAAGGCTGACAACCGCAAGCTGGCAAAGGCAAGATTGAAGCAGATTGAACGCCAGCAAATCAAAAAGGAGCTGGACGAATATGAGCTATGATATTTCGCTGTGCGACCCTGTAACGCATGAAACGCTCAAAGCGGATAGTACGCATTTTATCGCAGGCGGTATGCGCGCTATGGGCGGCACGAAAGAACTGTGGCTCAACGTCACCTATAATTACGGTCACTTCTATTATCGACCGGAAGTGTTTGGGGAGGGCGGCATTCGCTCCATCTATGGTAAAACAGGCGCAGAGAGCATTCCGATGCTTGAAAAGGCTATTTCTGCACTAGGCGACGATGTAGACGATAGCGACTACTGGAACGCCACAGAGGGTAACGCCAAACGCGCCTTGTACGGTCTGCTTGCGTTTGCGAAGATGCGGCCTGACGGCGTGTGGGATGGAGATTGAAGGGAGAAAGGGTGATGGCTAACACACTCTGGCATCCAGCAAACGAACCGCCACGAGAGCGAACGCAGCCTTTGTTGCTTGCGACTAAGACAACGTGGCGTGATGAAAATGGAAAAATGTTGCAAGGAATCTCGCCGACAGCGTACTTTCTTGGCTGTTATGCAGACGGTCAGTTTTGGGATGAGATAGGCGAGAGACTGCCGAAAGATGTGACGGTGACGCATTGGATGGCGTTTCCTATGGTATAGGAGGGCTCATGGAAAACAATATCGTTATTACGCAAGATATGGTTGACGCATTCACGGCAGAAATGCAGGAAGCATACCAAAAGTACGGCGATGATGAAGAAATCGTTCACAGCATGATGGACGGCATAATGTGTGAAACCTTAGAAAAGCTTGGCTTTGCAAAAGGCGTGGAAATCTTCAATGAAGCGCCGAAATGGTATGCGTAAGGAGCAGTAAACATGACGAACAAGAAGTTTGGCATCATCATTATGGACTTGAGCCTTTTTGATTTCGGGCCGAAACCGCCTTGTGGGTATATCAAGGCAAAACATATTCGCCCAGCTTACGGCAAAGGCGAAAGGCCTGTAAAGGCTCATAAGCGAATCACGAGAACAAGAGAGGGGTTCAGAAAATGAAAAAACTTAAATTTCCTGAGGACTTCTTTGCATACGACAACCCGGACTGCCCAGATAAGGATATTGAAAAAGCCGTGAACAGGATGAAAAACTGGATGAAGGGCGAGACTTACAAGAGCGAACCTTGGTTCTTTATGGCTCATGGCAGCTATCTGATTGTCGGTCTGATTGCTGAGGATGGGCAGAAAACAATCTACGTTGCACGGCAGTATTATGAGATAGTCAATATTCCGGGCGAAGGATGGCTGCGTGAACCTGACGCTGAGTGCCTGTTTTAAGGAGAATTAAAGATGGAAGAACTTAAGAGATGCCCGTTTTGCGGCGGGAAAGTGGCTATTGCGGAAACAAGCCATGATTCCGAATTATGGATGTTCGTTACAAGAGGACATGGAAATAATAAATGCAAATGTCGAATTTTCATGGAGAGCAGGAGTTATACGCTTGATTCTCCTGAAAGCGAAAAAGCAAGAATCAAAGCCGACCTTATCGAAGCATGGAACAAACGCTACAAAGAGGATTAAGTATGGAGCAGGAACGCAAACCAAGAACATCAATGATTCTTCTGTTGGAACACGTTCATGCGATGGACGAGCTGACAGACGAGGAATTTGGAGCATTCATCCGCAACTACGCACAGTATGTTGAGACTGGACTTGAGCCAGCATACGACAACGACCGTGCTATGCGGATGATCTGGAAAGTTGTTAAGGCGTTCGATGATATGAACGTGCAGAAGATGGAAGAACGTGATAAGCGTAGACGAGAAGCAAACAAGAAAAATATAAACAAGCGTTGGAACGATAAAAAACACGAAAGCATACCAATGGTACCACAGGATACGAATGGTATAAATGGTATACCAAACATACCAACTGATACGAATGGTAGCTTATCTGTATCTGATTCTGTATCTGAATCTGATAAAAAAGAAAAATGTGAAAAGAAAAATACCAACGAAGTCAAACGCTTCAAAGCTCCGACTGTCGAAGAAGCGAAATCCTACTTTGCCGAAAAGGGATACGGCGGACTGGAAGCGGAGCGGTTCATTGATCACTTCACGGCAAATGGCTGGAAGGTCGGTAAATCGCCTATGAAGGACTGGAAAGCTGCTGCACGAAACTGGATTCGTAACGTGAAGGACTGGAACGGTGGCTACCAGCAGACAACGGCTGAATTGCCTGACGAGGGAGACTTTCTGCGGTGAATATTGAAAATCAGACCCAATACATCCTGCTGGGGGCAGTCCTCACGTTCTCTGAGTATGCCGATGTGCTGCAAGACCTTAAAATCGACGATTTTTGCCCAGAACTGCGTGATACATTCGCTGCCATTCGCGGCTATTGGGAACACAACGACAAATGGAACCCGGTAGAAGTTATGGGGCGGTACGATAACTGCAAGAAAGCAATGGGTGAATGTCTGGATGCCTTCGGAGCAGAGTTCATCCGAAACGTCACCCATGACATGATGCTTGGATGGACTGGAATCGTCAAGGAACAGGCAGCATTGTCCAGAGCCAGAGAGATTGCGTTCAAAATCGTTGATGGCTCGACCAGATACGCAGACCTGACGGGCATTTATGAGCAGCTAGGCGAAGCAATCAATCTGCACACCGAGAGAAGCGACTTTATACCCATGTGTGACGGCATAGACAATTACATCCGCAAGCTGGATGATAAACCGGAGTATATCAGCACAGGGCTTAAAGTGCTGGATAACAACTTACATCTTGTGCCGGGCAACTTCGTTGTGATCGGCGGCAGACCGTCTGCCGGTAAGACCGCTCTATCCCTGCAACTTGCCTGTGAAATAGCCAAGAACGGACGTAAGGTGGCGTATTTCAGCCTAGAGACAGACCCGGATACACTCTATGCCCGTATTATCGCAAACCAGCTAGGCGTACCGCTGCACACAGTCAAAAACAAGACCGTCAGCATTGATGAGCTTGACCGGTTGGCAGCTATCAAGAAATATCCGCTGTTCGTCCGCTCTGCCGCTGGTAAGAGCGTTGGGTGGATTAGAACGCAGTCCATCAGGATGCAAGCCAAAGTAGTGTTCATCGACTATTTGCAACTTATCCATCAAGCTGGAGCGAAAGACCGATACAGTGCCGTCACGGAGATTAGCATGGCACTGCATGAGTTCGCACAGTCCACAGGAACGCTGGTGGTAGCACTTGCGCAGCTCAATCGAGAGACCGCAAGAGCAGGTATCCCACCAACCGCCGCAGACTTACGAGAATCCGGGCAAATCGAGCAGGACGCAGATGCGATTATCCTGCTGGCACAGAACGTGACCACAAAAAAACGACCGGAGCAGCATTATCACTTTGCACTTGAGAAGAACAAAGAGGGCAACGTTGGGTCACTGGACATCACGTTCCAGACGGAGACGCAGCAGTTCAAAGAATGCGTATGGATGTGAGGTAAAAACATGAAAATTGGATTGATTGACGTAGACGGACACAATTTCCCGAACCTTGCATTGATGCGGATTTCAAGCTATCACAAGGCAAAAGGCGATGATGTTGAATGGTGGTGGAGTGATTTTGTCCACTATGACATTGTGTACATGAGCAAGATTTTTTCAGACGTGTACAGCCCTGACGTGCCAGAACCATTGAACGCTGACAAGGTGATTAAAGGCGGCACAGGATACGCAATCCGCACAGTGGACGGCAAAGAAATATTCGATAAATCGAAAGACGTTGATTTACCGCCTGAAATCGAAAAGTCTTTTCCTGATTATAGCATTTACCCACAGTTCCCGTTTGCAGTCAGCATGACAAGCCGGGGATGCCCTAGAGGATGTTCCTTCTGCCATGTTGCAGCAAAAGAGGGAAGATGTGCCGTAAAAGTGGCAGATGTAAGCGACTTTTGGTGCGGTCAGGACGAAATCAAAGTTTTAGACCCGAACATCACAGCTTGCAGAGAGAAGCGTGACCTCATGCAGCAGTACATTGACACCCACGCCAAAATCGACTTCACGCAAGGTCTGGACATTCGATTGTTGAATCAAGCAGACATTGAGGACATTAACAAAATGCGGATTGGCACGCTACATTTTGCGTGGGATAACCCTAACGATGACTTGAAAGGCAAGTTTGAGGACTTTGCAAAGGGATTTCGGCGTAAGTCGAACATTGGAATGGTTTACTGTCTAACGAACTTTAACAGCACGTTGGAACAAGACCTGTATCGCATCTACACGCTTCGTGATCTGGGCTACGACCCTTATGTGATGATTTATAACAAGCCATCCGCACCGAAAGAGATTCGACACTTGCAGAGATGGTGTAACAACAAAATTATCTTCAAGTCGGTTAAACGATTTGAGGACTACATGGCTTAAACCGCTTCTGCGCTCGTATCGTCACGGTAGAATAGGCAAGAAAAACAGATAACAGGGTCTTGGCGATAAAGAGTTACCGCTTGCACCCCATAAATATTTTTCATCAATCAACAAACGGAGGAAAACGATTATGAACATCACTCGACTGGAACAGGAGACCATCGTCAACTTCAATGCAGCGGAAGATACTGCATCGGTTTATACCGCTGACCCGGTGTATATGCGTAAGTTGGACAAGCTGTGTGAGCGCGAGCCTGCATCGTACAAGCTGGTCAAGCAGGACAAGGACGGCAAGTGGTATAAGATGCCTAAGCGGCTTGTGCGGTTTGCGACCAGCAGGATTATGACGGACGAGCAGAAGGAAGCTGCCGCAGAACGTATGCGCAAGATGCAAGCAGGTGGCAGAATCTAATCTCCGCTAAAATCCCCAATCAACAAACGTATCGGAAAGCATGGAATGTTATCGGGTGGTAAAACTACCCTCTGCGACTATTCCGTGCTTTTTTGCCTGTTATTTATCGGGAGAAAACGGCAAAGTTGGTTTTTGAACAGGAGCCGTCTTGATTGGGTAGCGTTTGAGAGCGACTGTCAGCGAGATGCGTTTGAATGCGAATGGATTCACATGATGCGTTTGCATACCAATCTTCCTCTCTTCCTTCCTTCTTCTTCCCCCCTACAACCCCCTATTATTATCTATCTATCTCTCTATCTCCCTTCCATGAAATAGACAAGCTATTTCATGTCCCCACGCCAAAATGGTGCGACAACTGCGACAACTTGAAACGACAACCAAATGTCTTGCAAAGGTTCTTTCCCCCTACAACCCTCTATCTCCAAAGCTATACCGTTAGACAGCAAAGCAGACCGTAGACGAGAGCTGGCGTGGGGCTCGGACTAGTGGATGGTCTACGACTATTTCAAATGGAGAATTGACGTAATTTTGTTGTCAGTTGAATATGTAGAAATGTTGCATATACTATTCATAGCAGAATGCTATAGATTAGCTAAAATACCATAGCGCTTTACTGGGAATTAAAACGAGCAGGAACGAACAGAATCGGATGGTACAAGCTATTATACGAAATAATCCGTGATTATCGGGAGTAACTATATCTGTATACTATAATAAGTACGGTTATTATACGAAACAGATATAACTGGTGTAGGAATAAATTATGCGAAATTGGAACGAGAGGTGATTTTGGAGTGGTCGGATGACTTAGCGACTATCGCGCCTCTCTTTCTCTAAAAGACGAACGACTATTTCGCACAAAAAATACATGACTATTTGACGATGATTCGCAAGAAAGTGCTGCTGTTATTGCTTTGCGACTATTAGCAAACTGTTCGTTAATATACTATATATAGGACTTTCAAAAGCTAGTCGTCTGACGACTTTACGACTATTTTACGACTATTTTATTGGAGAAACTACGACTATTGGCTATGACTATTCCAGAATCTGTTACGACTATTGCTGACCTCTATTGGCTATCGGGCGAAAGCCCGAAAAGAGCTGCGGCGAGAGCCGCCAATGGTTCCGCGCCGCCCGCCGCGCCACTGCCCGACTGCCCCGCCGGGTGGAGGGCGCCAGCCGGTGCTAAATTGCAAGCTGCCGGGCTGACCCTGTACAGGTGGAGACGCTGACCCCTCAGCGGGTGCGCCGGGTCTGTACTGCTGACACGCTGCCAGCACTTGCCAGCAATCCACAGACGGCAGTAGCTGACCCCGCCGGGCTGGCATGAATCCATAACAGGGACGCACCCTTATATACCTTATTATAATAGGGCGGTTGCGCTGGTCTGTACAGCGTCTGGCGTGGCGGTGTTATCTGGTATGCGCTGGATGCGTTGCGGCGCTGTGATGCGCTCCAGCGTGGTGCAGGCGGTATTATAGCCGCTTGTGTCGGTCTGGTATCGTGGGCGGCTGAGCGGGCACAAGCGCCGGAAAAGCCGCAGTAAAGCACTGTATGATGCTTTGCAGCGTTGGCGGTATAATTTACATGGACGACACAAAACGCGCTGTAAACGCTTGCGCGTGGCTGTATTGCAGCAGGACAAAATAAAAGCCCTGCACCCTCAGCAGATGCAAGGCAAAAGAAAAGCCCCGCCACGCGGACGGGGTAGGAATTATTTATTTTTTCCTTCAAGGTCTGCAAGGGCGGCGCAAAGCTCTTGCGTTTCTTCTTCTGTCAAGTCGTATTCTGTGCGGAGCTGGTCGGCGTCTGTACTTCTCCATCCTCCATCATACAGGGCGGCGGCACTGCTAGAAATGTCTTTTAACATGGTTTTCCTCTTTTCCGGGCTTTGCCCTTTTTTACAGTATAGCATATTGCAAGCCCCGAAAACAGGACTTGCAGAAAGTTTTTTACCCTTTTGGGCTGGGGCGGGGTTGCTTTACGGTGCAGCCCCGCTAAAGTGTCCGTGCGGTATCACTTGGACGCCTTAAACAGCGCCGAGAAAAACCAGAAGAAAAACAAGATGCAAGATAATATCACTTGTCGCATCCCATCATACCACGCTAAAACGCTTGTAGCTGGTTTTGCTGCTACATTCGGCGTATACATCAGGGTGTAGCGTCTTAAGCAGCTTGCTATCAAGTCGGATGCTCTGCACGTCCTTATAAATGGCCTTTGCAGTGCCCTGTACCATTTCCGGCGCGCCGTGCATCATGTCGATGATTTCAGCCTTTACGGCGTCATTCATTGCTTCAAGCTCTTCAATCAACCGTTTGTTTTCGCGGTATGCGTTCACCTTTTCTTCGAAAGTCGTCATTTTTATACCTCCATAAAAAGATGCAAGCCAGAATTTGCTTTTTTGTGCCGCTCAAAATCGGCCTGCGTACCGTGTCCAAAATTAAAAGCGCCTGCAATGCGTTCCGCGTCCCATACACTATAAGCACCGGCACGGATAGCGGCTTTTACGTTGCCGCGATACTCTGCAGCAAGTTCCGGCTTGTAAATATCGATTGTCATTTTTTCGCCCTCCTCAGCTGTTTAAAAAAGCAATCATAACGAGTGCGCCGGAAATCATGCCGCCCACGTACCAGAGGGCGGCCCACTGGGCAAAATCAAGAGTAATCATTTTACTGCACCCCCTTGCAATACAGGCCGTTTGTGCGGCAGATGGTGCGGATACGGTTGCAAGCTTGGTACAGTGCGCGGGCTTGCACGTCAAGCCACGTTTCCCGGCTGTTTGGTTCATACGCTCCGCCGTGCTTGCGCTTGAGTTCAGACGGTGTGCATACGCGGGCGGCGATATCGGCGTCATAGCAGATGGAGCAACCGCCGTTGCTATACTGCTCCCAGCAGCTTGCACCGTTAAGCGCCCACCGCTCAAGCTCTGCGCCGTCAAGGGGTAAGCGCTCCATATTGTCTGCACCCTCCTGCACATCGTCCAGCAGGTCGAGAGCGTATAACGTAACGGCTTTATCCCACGCGCTGCGATCGTGGCGGGCGTTGAGTTCTGCGCGGATGGTATCGGCGAGTGCGGTATAGTCGATGGTCTTTTTCATGGTTTTTGTCCTCCTGTTTTGTGGTGGTGTATGAACGTTTCCGTTCACTGTCTATAGTATAAACGTTTCCGTTCATTTTGTCAAGGCTTTTGAACAAAAAAATAAACGGAAAAGTTTATTTCTTGTATGTCCGTTTGGGCGTGCCCTATCGGACACACTGCGCAGGCACTCCAGCCCCGCCGCCGCCCCGATTTGCCCGGCGCGGTCTGTCTGGTATCAAGTGCAGACCGGTGCAGCGTGTCCAGCTTTTGGGTGGGCGGTCTGCCCTGATACTTGCCCGCCCTGGTTCTGGTGCTGCCTGTGCTCCGCAGTCTGCCCGGACGCGCTGGGGGCTGGGGTATCCACCGGAGGGGTATACAGGGAGCGCTGTGGGTGGGGTGGGTCATGCCCGCGATAAAATTTTTAAAAGAAAAAGGCCGTTTTCGGGGTTCCCCTTGCCAACACCCACCCCACCTTCACAAAATGAAACCCATCCGATTGTGCAAGTCTCCAAAAATTCCAAAAAATACAAAAAGACCCCTTTCGGAGCCTAGATTGTGCTATAATCACTTTGTGGTGTCACAAAGGAGGAATATGAAATGAACCAAAAGAATGACAAAAATAAAGAAAGACGCGAAAAGAACGAAAAGATCGCCGCTTCAATATGGGGCATCATTATCGGCGCCGCTCTTTTGGTTTTTGGCGTGTATCTTATGGCACATGGTATTTCAAACGTTATATAAAATTCTGGCCAAAGAAAGGAAGAATCAAAAATGAGAAAGAGAATCATTGCGGCGGCTCTAGCAGCAGCTATGATGCTTGCTATGCCTATTAGCGCAATGGCAACTGCAAAGCCTGATGAATGGTCTGCTCCCGTTGAGCTGGAAGAAACTAACGCAACGCAAGTTCAGCCAATAAACATTAAGGAATCCCATAGTCACCTTGAAACCAAGTACGAATACGGAAAAACGAGATACTATGTCTACTACGCTGTACTGGTTGAGAATACGTACCCCGATTACGCCGTTGATTTTGTATCTCTAAAGGCCTCTGTTTTCGGTTCTGACGGTTCAGTATTAAAAACCGATGAACAAACCCTTGACTGGATTGCAGAGGGAGACTCTTATTGGTACGCTGGATATGTGTCGTTTGATTCTGAAGGCATTGCTCCGGCCAGAATGGAATACACCATTAGTGCGGATGAGTGGAATTTCCATAAAGCGAGCGCATCCAATCAGGTTATTCGTGCTGGTGAGCTTTCCGTTACCAATGTTTCTAAACGTGGCTCTGGGTACGATCTGCGTTACACAGGTCAAATTACAAACAATAGCCAGTTCACGAGCAACTGGATAAAAGTTATCGTCATTTATAAAATGAAAGACACCGAAGGAAACGAAGTTCCTGTGGGTGGCGATTACACATACATAACCGATGCACTTCCGTCTGGGCAAACGACAACATTTGAACTTTACCCATCGTCCGGTTTTGTTGGATATAGTTCCTACGAAGTCATTGCTTTGCAGGATTGACCTATAACACAAAAAGCCAGCGGCTAGATGTTCTCTAACCACTGGCTTTTCTTATAGGTTGTTATACGCTTTTACGAATGCTTGCATAGAGCAGACGGAAGGTCTCACGGCCTTTCGGCGTTACTCTGGTCTGCAAACCGCCATGCTTATTCTTCCGATTGAGAAATTCCTTAACAACGAACAGTTCATCACCTTTGCCAGCTTTCGGCAGGAGATTTCTGTTCTTGTCACGGTAGATGTAACCATCTTCAATAAGCGATTGGATGAACTTGCGTTCAGGAATACGCAGTTCCTTTGCCGTGCCACGGAAACAAACAGCCAAGTTCCATGCCACAAGGTCGTCAAAATAGTCCGCCTTAGGCTGCATCTCCTCGTTCTTCTCACAGAGTTGCTTGTTCTGCGTCTGCAACGCTGCGTTCTTTTCCTTTTCAGCTTTCATGTTCTGAATCAGCCCGATCACGAAGTCCGGGTTGGCAATAGCCGTCTCCAACAGGTTGTCGGTCATGTACATCCCATGCTTGCGGATGGACGGCAGAACTTCGTGAGTGACCCAGTGCTTGAACCGCTGTGCGCTTTCCAGCTTGCTGCTGAAAATCAGACTGTATAGGCCGGATTCGTTGATGATGGTCGGATGCTGTTCTCTGCCCATGGGGTCGCAAAACGCTACCCCATCTCCCTGACGCTTATCTTGCTCGTCAACGTGCTTTGCAAGAGCGTCTTTCGTGTTGACGTACCCAAGTGCTGCGGCAATGTCCTTGCCAACAAACCAAGGGTCATCGTCAATGAGCATGACACGGATTTCGCCAAACTCGGCGTTGTTGAAGATTTTGATGTTCTCAGACAAAGAAAGTTGCATTAAAAAGCTCCTTTTCACTTGTGAGAGAAGCAATTTTCTGCTATAATAACGGCGAGAGAATGCTTCTCTCAGGGTTGATATGATACGTTCGCTGTGGTCGGCAAACTTTAGCGAGCGTATCATTTTTCGTTTTCATTGGTGGAATCCATCGGATGCAGCGTAAAGAACGCTTCACGGAACGCAGCAGAAATGGAGACCCGGTTCTTGATGCAGTATTCCTGCAAGCTTGCAAACTGTCGCTCCGTCACGCTGATGGTAACGGTGTGACCGTAACGCTCTGCGTAAGGACTGCTCATACACATTCACCCCCTTTCGTTTTGCTGTGCAATAAGTGTAACTGCAAAATATCTGAATGTCAATCAAAAATACACTAGATATTGTGTTCGCTAGTGTTGACATCAGATTTTGTCGTTCTTATTGGCTGATCCCGCTTCGTACCCTGCCCGATAGTTCAGTTCGGACAGCTTACCCAGTGCTTCGGCGTACTCTCTGTCCTCGTTGGTCGGCTCTTTGCCGTGTGCGAGGGTTTTTAGAAATTCTTCGGTTGTCGTGGGAAAGTTCATGTTTTTTGCTCCTTTCTATTGCAGAAGCGGTCTGCTTCTGCTATAATAATTGACAGAAACCGAGACTGCGCCCTTGGTTGCGTAGCTTCTGTTTTGTGGTGGAATAGGTCATCAGTGCTACTTTGGTCGGTCGTGCTGATGGCCTATTTTTTATGCCACAAAGGATAAATCTACCGTTGCTGGCTGATTCATCGTGTGTTCTGCTGTCTTAGATTATAGACGCTTGGTATATAGTTGTCAACAACCCAATTTGTATAATTTTAATCAGATATATCTGAATTTATGTCACAAATATGTGATATTTGATAGCGGTTCACTCCCGGAATGTAAATAAATAAGTTTACAAACAGATTTTTCACATTACGAAGTATCGTTCTTTTTATAAAATATATACATTCTGTAAATATAATTCAGTCACATAAGTGAGACCTCAGAAATATCTGGACTTGGTGATAGTAAAATTGAGAAAACTCTTGACAATGTGAACGGAAGCGTTTATAATTGTAGCAGAAAGAGAGGACAGGAAAATGACGATGCGAAAAAATGAAGCGGAAAAGAAGAAACCTGTAAAAATATCAACGAATGGATCCGAAATTGTAAAAGACATTATGAAGAACCAGCGCGTAAGCATGGTTCAGTTGGCAGATAGCGTTGATTACAATTCCAATCAGGCTGTTTACCGCAGACTTCAAGATGATAACATGAAACTTTCTACTTTGTTTAGGTTCTTGAAAGCATTGAATTATCGCATTGTTATTGAGCCTGATGTTGGAACTGTTGGAGCTGGGAAATATCTTGTTGAAGGCACTGTAATTGAAAAGGACAGTGATTCTGAATGAACGTAGCGTATGTTCGCGTATCTACTGTCGAACAGAATGAAGCACGACAGGTAGAAGCGTTGAAGCGGCATAACATTGACCGTTGGTTTATCGAGAAGGTCTCTGGCAAGAATATGGATAGACCAGAGTTGCAGAAGATGCTTAAATCAGTTCAGCCGGGCGATACCGTGTTTATCCACGATTTCAGCCGCCTTGCCCGTAGCACAAAGGATTTGCTTGAAATGGTCGAAACGCTGCAAGCTAACGGCGTGCACCTTGCAAGTGATAAAGAAAACCTAGATACAGGCACTCCCACCGGTAAACTGATGCTCACGATGATTGCGGCTATCAACGAGTTCGAGCGGCAGAATATGCTTGACCGCCAGCAAGAGGGCATCGAAGTGGCAAAGCAGAAAGGCGTTTATAAAGGTCGCAAGCCCACCGAGTATGACCGAAACCTCTTTGACGTTCTCCATGAACAGGTGGAGAAACGCATTCTTACGGTCACGGATGCTGCCAAGCAGCTTGGCGTGACCCGCCAGACATGGTATCGGATTGCTGAACAGAACAGGTGAAAGTGTTCGCAACCTAGAATAAAACCGAATGAGAAAGGAGAATACATTGAAAACGATTGATGGAAAATATGCGTCCGCAAAGGTGTTCACGGACAATATTGAAGACAAAGCGTCTGAGCAGATTTTGACGCTTTGCAATCAGAGCTTTGTTGATGGCTGCAAAATTCGCATTATGCCAGACGTTCATGCTGGTTCCGGGTGCGTAATTGGGTTTACGGCAGACTTGGGCAAGAAAGTCATTCCGAATATTGTCGGCGTGGACATTGGCTGCGGGATGCTTGTCGCTGAACTCGGTATTGAACACATCGACCCGAAAAAGTTAGATAAAGTAATCAGAGAACGAGTTCCGGCTGGGATGAATGTTCACGAATCGCAGAAAATGTCAGATTCTTTCCTTAGCCAGCTTGACTGCAAAGATAGTCTACATAATGTTGACTGGATTCTTCGCAGCATGGGCACTTTGGGTGGGGGCAATCATTTTATCGAGCTGGACGAAGATGAAGAAAAAAACCAGTATCTTGTTATTCATACTGGAAGCCGAAATCTCGGAAAGCAAGTCGCAGAGTATCATCAAAACGTAGCTATCTCAAATATCAAAGGAAAGAACAAAAGAAAAGAAGCTACGGAACGCGTGATTGCGGAACTGAAAGAACAAGGCCGTGAACAGGAAATCTCGCAAAAAATCAAAGAATTGGATGTTCAGTTCCCTAATATTCCGAATGAGCTTTGCTATCTTGAAGGCGAAGAACGTGATTCCTACCTTAATGATATGCGAATTTGTCAGGCTTTTGCGAGGATGAACAGAGCAAGAATCATGCATACCATTTTAGACGGCGTTGGAATCAATTCTATGCTGACCCATGCGTCCTTCTTTGAAACCGTTCACAACTATATTGATGAATCGGATGATATTATCCGAAAAGGCTCCGTATCCGCTAGAGAGGGCGAGAAGCTGATTATTCCTCTTAATATGAGAGACGGAAGCCTTATCTGTGTTGGTAAGGGAAATCCTGATTGGAATTTCTCTGCTCCGCATGGTGCTGGCAGACTATATAGCAGAACAGCGGCTAAAAAAGCATTCAGCGTTGAGGAATACCAAAAGCAGATGAACGGAATTTATACTACGTCAGCCGATGAATCCACGTTGGATGAATGCCCGATGGCATATAAGCCAGCGCAGGAAATTATCAACACAATTTCCACAACAGTTGATATTGTAAAACACATTAAGCCCATTTACAATTTCAAAGCGGGAGAATAAAGCCGAAAGGAAAACGACATGAAAACCGTAAAATTGTCAGATCAGAGTTTGAAACTCATTGAAACGCTGTGCGATTACACCGACAAGCCCGATATTCTCAATGCCATCGCAGACGCTTTGTACTACGATGCGGACGAGCTGAAACGCAGGCTCAACCAGCTTGCAGAAGAAGTCAAATAAACTGAGCAACCCATTTATTAAGATGGATTTTAGCAAATAATTTTCCGAAAATAGCATTATAAAACCGAATATTTGATTTTTGTGCAGTTGTAGGCACTCTTTACATTTTCAGGTAGGGGGTGCCTATTTTTTTATGCAGCCAAAGCAGTGTATCGCCATCATTGACAGTATCAAAGCATATGCAAAGCAGAATCCGACAGAAGCGCAGGTCTACGAGGACTGGTTTCAGGCGGTGGTGAACCTGAGAGATGCTCTGCCGCAAGACAAGCGGTTCGATGCCTACAAATACTCTGGTGAGCTGCGCTCTGTCTGTGCAGCCATGATGGGCAAGATGAAAACAGGCGAGGACGTGGCGAAGGTCTATGACATTATCGGCCGGACGTACCTGTTTGAAGCAAAGGACGTGTTTGACAGCTATTGCATCTACCTTGAATGGAATCGTGCGCCGGAGAAGAAGTTCTATCAGCCGAGACGCAGGGTTCTGAAAGTGCTGGCAGATGACCTGGAGGACTTGTTTTATAAGCGGATTGACTTCTTGGGAGTTAGCTTACCCGCTCGCGTCGGAAAATCGACGCTATGTATTTTTTTCATTACATGGTTGATGGGCAACCGCCCTGACGTTGCATCGGTTATGAGCGGACACTCTGACAAGCTGACAAACGGTTTCTACGGCGAAGTGCTGTCTATCATCACCGACCCCGTAACCTACAACTGGGGCAAAATCTTCCCTGATGTTCAGCTTGTGGACAAAAGCGCAAAGGATGAAAGCGTTGACCTGAACCGAAAGAAACGCTTCCCCACCCTGACTTGCCGCTCGATCGGTGGCACGCTGACTGGTGCTGTTGAAATCGGTGAGGGTGGCGTTTTGTACAGCGATGACTTGATCGAGGACTTGGAGGAAAGCCTGAACGTTGAACGTCTGAACAACAAGTACGATGCCTATCTGAATCAGCTGAAAGACCGTAAAAAGCAAGGCGCATTAGAGCTGATGGTCGGTACGCGCTGGAACGTGCTTGACCCTTTGGGACGCATCCAGAACCAGTATGCCGACAACCCGAAGTACAGATTCCGGGTGATTCCTGCGGTGGACGAGAACGGACACAGCAACTTTAATTATGACTACGGCGTTGGCTTTGACGATGCCTACTATGCCGATATGAAAGCCAGTATTGACGATGCAACATGGTGGGCAAAGTACATGGGCAAGCCCTATGTGCGTGAAGGTTTGCTGTTTCCTGCCGATGAACTGCGGTATTTCAACGGCATTCTGCCTGATGGCGAGCCTGATCGCAAGCTCATGGTCATGGATATTGCATGGGGTGGCGGTGACTTTACCGCCTGTCCTATCGCTTATGTGTACGGCGATGCCGTGTTCATCCCTGACCTTGTGTTCAACAACGGCGACAAAACCGTGACCAGACCGGAAGTCGTGGGCAAAATCATCCAACACAAAATCAACGTGGTGCGCGGCGAAGCCAACAACGGCGGTGATGAATACTGTGATGTGGTGGACAGCCAGCTCCGGCAGCAAGGGTATCACTGTTCTGTTCGCAGCCAGCGTGCGCCTAGTGGTCAAAGCAAGCTGTCAAGAATCATCCAGTATGCGCCGGATATCAAACGGTTCTATTTCCTTGACGAAAAACACCAGTCGAAAGAGTACAAAGCGTTCATGGAACAGGTCACGATGTTCACGCAGCTTGGCAAAGTTCCGCACGATGATGCACCGGACAGTCTGGCACAGCTTGCCGATGAATTGTATAACGGAATCAGTAAAATCGAGCCTGTCAAGAGACCTTTTTGATTAAAAACACAATATATTGTGTTCGCTGGGTCTATTTATTTGATTTCACCACTTGACAAGGCTTATAATGTACGCAGGAAGTTTTGCAGCTTTCCTTAAAGGAATAGCTTACACGCGGGGTTTTGTCATTTTTACTTGCGTGCGTGTCAACAAGCATATTCCTCCTTTCACCGGTGGAGGTTTTCTCACTCTTTCGCCTTCACCGGGCTTTATATGTTGCGTTTCCAATTGTTTGGGGAATGCCAGCCCGTCTCCCCCACGGCTGGCAAGCAACGGTTCGATTCCGTTACGCAGCACAACCAACTACCTAGCTTTGCATGGACTTATTCTCCAAAACCTCCACCGCTATTCCCGGCTCTCAATGTAATGTTTAGGCATGGCATTGCAAAGAGCAGCGGTTAACCAATCAAGCCGGGTTTTTATGCTACATTAGCTTAGTATGGTTAGAGCACTCGGCTCATATCCGAGCATACATTGGTTCAAATCCAGTATGCAGCACCAAAATTGCAGCTGACCCGTTGACTGTCCGTCAAACTGAATGTAAAGGCTGCAATGGTTTTCTTCGGGCGAAGAATAGCACGGCTGGAAGTGCGAACAGTTTCCCAGTAGCTTCTGACAGGTCTGTGCTCAACAGCCTGTTTCCAGAAATTCAACGAAAGGAGCACAGATGGTAGCAAAAGTCAGATGCAAGCGTCCTCGAAAAGACGCAAACGGTAATCCGTGTGATTGCGGACGTTATCTTGGCGAAGTGGAAGGCAAGTTCTCCCTTCTGTGTCCTCTTTGCCATTGGATTACAATTGGAGATTCCAACCTTCCAAAAGATACATGGGTCTCCGTACCAAAGTTTAAGAACTAAATAGCTTTTGAAGCGCAGTTGTAAGCGCAGTGAGATAGACCTTAACAGGTTTGTCTTGCTGCGCTTTTTATTTTGCCGGAAAGGAGGAACGCATGGCTGAGTATCAGATAGTCGTTGACGGCTTTTTGAATAATCCGCTGACCGGACGTAGACCGATTGAAACGCCGGAGACGGAAATCAATCGGGCAAACGTGCTGAAAGTGGTTATGGGCAAGGCAGAACCTATTCATCTGCTGAACAAGAACGAGATTCGCTTTTTGCACAACTACTACTTGGGCAGTCAGCCTGTCCTCCATCGCACGAAAGAGTACCGCGCTGAAATCACCAACCGCATTGTGGAGAACCACGCCAATGAATGCGTGGGCTTCTACACAGGTTACATGAGCGGCACTCCTTGCTCCTATGTGCGGTCTGAAACGGCAACTGGTGACGGCGAGGAAATCGCCCGCCTGTCCAATGCTTTGCAGTATGAGGGCAAGGATGCACTTGATCGGAGGCTCTGGCAGTGGATGTTGGAGTGCGGGCAGGGATACCGCATTGTTCTTCCTGACAAGGGGTACAACGGCAACTACCCAGATGAAACGCCCCTGTTGGTGGACGTTCCCGACCCGGATATGGCGTATGTGATTTACAACTCCGGCATCGGGCACAAGCCAATCGCCAACGTGCTGCACATCCCACGCAATTATCAGAATGACCTGAATGACCTGATTTGCGTGTATACGCCGAACCAGTACTTTGAAATCGACAACGGCAAGGTAGTTAACGAGGGAGGAAATGGTAAATATCATTCCCTTGGAATGCTGCCGATGGTCGAATACAAGCTAAACCCGGAGCGGATGGGTCTGTTTGAACCTGCTATCCCTGTGCTAGATGCCATCAACGACCTTGAAAGCAACCGTTTGGACGGCGTGGCACAGTTCATCCAGTCCATCATGGTGTTTACCAACTGCCTTGTGGACAAGGATGCTCTCGACCAAGTGAAGGAACTTGGCGCAATGTGCCTGAAATCCACTTCTGGTCTGACCGCTTCGGTTTCTCAGATTGCAAATGAGCTTGACCAGCAGCAAAGCCAGACCTTGCTTGATTCCATGTTGAACGTTTACCGCAGTCTGACTGCCATGCCCAGTGCCACTGGCAGCGAGAACGCAACGTCCGACAACGTGGGCGCAGTCATTGTCCGAAACGGCTGGAATCACACCGAAGCAAGGGCGCAGCAGTACGAGAATATGTTCAAGTACGCTGAACGACAGAGCCTGTCTGTGATGCTGAAAATCCTGCGTGATACAGCTGGTTCTAAGCTGATGGCAAGTGACATCAACATCAAACTGCCCCGCCGTCAGTATGACAACCAGCAGAGTAAGGTTCAGATTTTTGCACAGATGTTGCAGCAGACCATTGACCCGCAGTTGGCGTTCACTACGCCCGGTCTGTTCCCTGACCCGCAGGCTGCTTACGAAATGAGCAAGCCCTTCCTGATTGCCGCTGGCAAGCTGGGAGAGGATGGAAAGGCGCCGAAACCGCAGGAACAGCCTAAACAGGACATCACCGACACAAATGCCGGGAACACGGTTGATAAACAGCCAAACAATGCGGATGGAGAAAAAGATAATGCGTGATTTTTGGAAACAGTTGTTTTGCAAACATGACTATACGCTTTCTCGTTGGCATTGGACGCACGGTATCAACGGAGACGAACCACGCGAAATGGAGTGCGAGTATATCTGCACGAAATGTGGAAAATTCAAATGGACGCACCCTGACCGGAATTCGGCGCGAGAAAAATCTATTTTGGACAGCGGCATTGAGCCGTACAAAAGAATTTACCCAAAGGAATAAAGAATCACCCCGAATCTTTGGGCTGATATATTCCGGCAGGGAAGCCGGGATACAAATTTCGCAGCGTTGCAGGGAAGCAACGGTAAAAAAACGCAGGAGGAAATTAACGATATGAAACTCAATGTGTTGCTTGGTGATGCCTACAAAGAGGGCATGACCGCCGATGAAATCATTTCTGCGCTTGAAAAGGTTGCAGACCCTAGCGCAGAGGTGGAGAAGCTGCGTAACGCCGTGACGAAAGCCAACGGCGAAGCTGCTGAGTACAAGAAGCAGCTCAAGGCAAAGCGCACCGATGACGAGAATGCTGCACAGGAACAGGCTGACAAGCTGGCAGAGATGCAGAAGCAGATTGAAGCCCTGACTGCCGACAAGGAGAACCTTGTCAAGGAAAAGACCCTTGCATCTTACCGGGAGAAGTTCGTTGCACAGGGTTATGACGCTGAACTTGCCAACAAGGCTGCATCTGCACTGGCTGACGGTGACATGGACAAGGTGTTTAAGTTCCAGTCGGAATTTATGACCGCCCACGACACCGCATACAAGGCTTCTCTGCTGAAGGATATGCCCACACCTCCGGGTGCGGATGGCAATGGCGACGGCGCAGATAGCGCAGGCGTTGCCTTTGCTAAACGCTTTGCGAAGGAGCGTGCAGACGCAAACAAGGCATCGAGTGACGCAATGACTGCTTTCCATTAAGGAGGAAAACATGAAGTACACCAATACTCCGGTATCGGCTCCTGAAAGCACTATTCTGGCTGCTGATACCTACGTTGCCATTCCCTTTACCGTCAAGGAGACCAATGCTGTTCCGGCTGGCTATCCTATGGCAAAGACTGGCCTAAAAGCTGCTGCCACTACTGGCACCAGTGCTGCTGATGCAGCTACCGATGCCATTGGCATTCTGCTGCACACTGTTGACCCTGCCGTCAACCCCAATGGCGCACTGCTGATTCAGGGCGTTATTGATGTGGACAAGGCAAAGCTGTCTGGCTTTGACTATTCTGCAAACGATATTGCCGCTCTGAAAAAGGCTGTTCCCGCCGTTTTCTGCCGTACCGATGTTGGCGCAAAGAGCGAGTAAGGAGGACTAAATTATGGCACTGAATCTGAATGAAATCTTCTCCCCTGCTGCGATTGCCGCCTACTGGACGAATGACCCGACCAATGCGCAGCCCTATGCTTCTGATGCTCTGTTCCCCGCCCGTAAGAAGGTCAGCATGGAACTGAAGTGGCTGCGTGGCCACAAGGGCGTTGGCGTTTCGCTGAAGCCTAGCGTGTTTGACACTAAGGCTACGTTCCGTACTCGTCAGGGCATCAAGATGACCGAGACCAGTATGCCGTTCTTCCGTGAGGGCACTCACATTGACGAGGAAGACCGCCGCAAGATTATCTCTGTTCTGGCTACCAATCAGGAGTTTGCGGCAGACGTTATCAATCGTGTCTACGATGATACCGCACAGCTTATTACCGGTGCTCGCATTGTGCCTGAGCGAATGGTGTGGCAGCTTCTGGCTCCTAAGACTGGCAAGCCCGGCATCTCCATCGAATCTAACGGCGTGAGTTACGTCTACGATTACGACCCTGACGGCACTTGGCAGCAGTCCAATTACAAGGCTCTGGCTACCAAGGAGAAGTGGGATGCTCCTACTACTGCAACCCCCATCGCCACGATGACCACTGCCGCAAACACCGTGCTGGCAAACACTGGTGAGATTATCACCGATGCCTACATGAACACCAACACTTTCCACAAGATGATTGCTGCGGATGAAATCAAGAACCGGTTCCTGACGGTTATGAAGACCGCCACCGCTGTGCTGGTTGATTCCGAAGCACGTTCCGTTGTCGAAAGCGCTTCCGGCATCCGCATTCATCTGTACGACAAGATGTACAAGCCGGAGGAAACTGCAGCTGCTGAGAAGTATCTGCCTGATGGCTATGTTGTGCTGGCTCCTTCCGGCTCTCTGGGCAATATGTACTATGTTGCCACCCCTGAGGAAGCCGACCTGATGGCCGGAATCTCCAACGCACAGGTTTCCGTTGTGAACACTGGCGTTGCTGTTACCACCGAGCAGACCGTGCATCCTGTCAACACCAACATCTACGTCTCCGAAATCGTCCTGCCGTCCTTTGAGCGTATGGACGCTGTGTACTGCATCAAGGCTTACTAAGGCGAAAGGAGGAAAGCAGCATGGGAGACCAGTATTCCGAAGCGGCAGTCAAGCTGGGGCAGTACATCGCCCCAGCACTTGACCGTGAAATCACGGACGAGGACTACCCACTCTTCGACCTGCTGCTTGATTTTGCCAAAGACAAGATATTTGCGCAGGGCTACCCATTTGGTAACAGACCAGACGAGTTGCCCTCGCAGTATCAGTCGTTGCAGATACGCATTGCAGCGGAACTGTACAACCACATCGGCGCAAACGGACAGACGAGCTACACCAACAATGGCATTACTCGTGTGTGGGAAAGCTCTGATGTGGCGCAGTCCCTGCTGAATGAAGTGGTTCCGAGAGTAGGTGTTATTGGCTGATGTTCAATGGAAGCCCGCTGGATAAACGCCCGCTGTGGTATTCAAACCCGGTCGGCAAAAAAACGCCTCTCGTGGACGAGTGGGAAAACGAGACTGGCGAATCCGCATACGAATCGTGGAGTACCCCCGCAAAGCTGATGCTGAACGTCAGCCCCCCTACTGGTTCTGCGGAAGCAAACCCTTTTGGAGCATTCACGGATTACAGCTACGTTGTCAGTTCGTCCAGCAAAAAGCGCAACACACCGCTTTATGAAGGCACACACGTCTGGTTTCAGACGGACGTTTCAAAGCCCTTCAATTACATTGTGGTCAAGGTAGCAGAGCATATTACAGACACGAAGTATGCGCTGAAAGAGGTGGCTGCAAGTGAAAATTAAAGTGAGGTTGAGCGATGCTGGACTTCGTGATGCGGAACGTCAGATACAGGAGTACAAGACCACCCTGAACAAGAAAGCTAGAGCGTTTGCTTTTCGCCTTTCGTGGCTGGGGCTTGAAGTCGCAAAGGTGCGTTTTGCTAATGCGGAATACGCTGGCTCAAATGACGTGAAATGCCATATTAACCAAAAAGACAAGACTTGCACCATCGTTGCTGAGGGCAAGGCGGTTGCTTTTATCGAGTTTGGCACTGGCGCACATCACAACGGATATGGCGGTGAACTACCGCCCGGTGTTGGGGCGCATGGCTCCTACGGCAAAGGGCAAGGCGCAAACCGCAGGTGGTACTACTACGGAGAATCTGGCAATGCTGGTACGCCTGTCAAACAGGTGGATGGCAAAGGTCAGTTGAATTACACCGATGGCAACGAGCCAGCTATGGCTATGTGGGGGGCTGTTGAGGAAATGGCTTCTCAGGTCGAAGCAACGTGGAGGGAGGTTTGGAATAGTTGATTGATTATTTCAATTCTATCTTCACGGCTGTTGCCAAGGAACTGCGAAAGCAAGTGCCCGGTATCTTCGTCACTGGCGAAATCAATGACAGTAACGTCAAAAAGTTTCCGTGTGTGCAGATAGAGGAAAACAGTAATCTCCCGGTTCACCGGGATTCTGCCAGCCGAAGCAAGTACGCCGCTGTTTCCATTCGTGTGCGTGTATATTCCAACAAAACCAGCGGACGCATTGCAGAAGCACGTTCCATCGTTGGAATCGTGGATTCTATTCTTGAACCGCTTAACTTTTATCGCAAGTCGTTTGCCCCATTGAATGGGCTGTATAACAATTCCGTCTATCGGATTGATTGCAGCTATGGGGCAACAATCGGAGAGGACGGAATGATTTACCGAAACTAAGGAGGTAAACATTCTATGAGTACTGCTATCTCCGGTCTGAATACCACCCTGTATTGTGGCGACAGCGCAACCGCTCTGACGAAGCTGTGCGACATCAAGGATGTGCCCGACCTGATCTCCGAGCCGAACCTTTTGGATGCCACCACCTTGTCTGACCCCATGCAGGTTAACATCTTTGGCATCATCCAGAGCGACACTAAGTCTTTTACCGCCAACTACAACAAGGCTGACTATACGAAGGTCAAGACCGCTGGCTATGATGAGACTTCCGAGAGCAACGCCGTGAAGTACTACGCCCTGAAGATGCAGGACGGTTCCGGCTTCACTTGGCAGGGTATGCATCAGGTTGGTCTGTCCGGCTTCGGCGTGGACGAGGTTGTGGAAATGACTATCAACTGCATCTTCACCAAGAAGCCTGAGTTCAGCGAGACCCTGACTGTTACTGGCGGCTAAACCGCAAAAATCGAATCAATCAAACCGGGCAGAACTGAACAACGGATTTGGTTCTGCCCCTATTTATAAAGGAGAGCATTTATTATGGCTGCTAAGGTTATCAATTTTCATTCCCCCGATTGCAAGAACACTTACGAGCTGACTTTCACCCGTGACAGCGTGGAAGCCACTGAACGTGCAGGTTTTCAGATTGGTCAGTACACCCAGATGACCAATCTGCTGTCCAACTCTCGTGCCCTGTTCTACGGCGCTTTCATCGCACGGAACAAGGGCATCAAGCGCAAGGTCGTGGACGAGATGTTCCAGCACATCGAGGATAAGGAAGACCTGATGGGCGTTCTGCTTGAGATGTTCATGGATGCTTCCAAGTCTCTGCTGGCAACTGATACTGAGGACAAGACCGCAAAAAACGCAACGTGGGAGATTGTGTAACCGCACAATCTCAAGAAACAGACGGAGATGGAGAACCGTTCTCCTTTTCCAAGCTGTTCCACGATGTAGAAGCCTATTACATCTCTATCGGCATGACCTACGACCAGTTCTGGTACGGCGATGTCTGGCTGGCGAAAGTTTACCGTGACGCAGAGGAGCTGCGGGAACGCAGAGCCAACACAGAAGCGTGGAGAAACGGCTTTTACATGGCATCTGCACTTTCCTCTACGGTTGGCAATATGTTCCGAAAGAAAGGGTCTAGCCCCATCAAGTACATGGATAGACCGCTTCCCCTTACCCAAAAGGAGAAAGACGAGTATGAATACCAACGCGCAGTTGAGGCGCAGGAGCGAATCAAGAGAATGATGTTCTCTATGATGGAAAGTGATGGTGGTAGTGATGGCTGATGTTGATATTACGAGCTTATCCGTAGAGATTTCTGCGGAATCGCAGGGCGCAGAGCTTAATATCGACAAGCTCGCTACCGCCATTTCTAATTTGCGGACGAAAGGCAACGTCACAAAGGTTGTAAATAGCCTTGATAAGCTGGCTGGTTCCATTGCAACGCTTAAACAGGCATCCGCTGGAATGTCCGGGCTGGACAAAATCACCAGCTTTCTGAATGGGCTTTCCAACGTCAACACGACCGCAAGCGCAAAGAGCATCAACACGGTCGTGAATGCAATCAAGAAGATTCCTGCGGCTGTGTCTGGCTTGAACGGCGTGGACTTTTACTCCATGTCTGGCAGCATTACTCAGCTCACTAACGCTTTAGCTCCGCTGTCCATTCTGGACGCATCGAATCTTAAAGCTCTTGGCAGCGCTTTCAATGCAATCGGAAAGGTTCCTGACCTGACCGACAAGCTGAAAGCGACTGACCTTGATTCTTTTGCAAGCTTTTGTCAGAAAATTTCTACCGCTCTTGCTCCCCTTGCATCTCAGCTTGAAAAGGTGGGCAACGCTTTTGCAAAGCTTCCTCCGCAGTTGAGCAAGGTGGTCACACAGGCAAACCGTGTGACTGCTGCCAACGAAAAGCAGCGCAAGAGCTATCTCAGCCTGTCCAATCAGATGAACGGCTTTATACGGAACATGGCAAAGCTGGTTTCGTTGAAAGCTATCGCTGAGTATCTTGGCAACGCTGTTGCGAAGTTTAATGATTTCTACGAAGCAACAGACCTGTTCCATAATGCTATGGGCAATTTGAGCGGTGAAGCTGATACGCTCATTGGCAAGATGCAGGGTTTGCTTGGCGTTGACCCGACCAAAGCGATGACCTACATGGCTACCATCCAGAGCTTGGGTACTTCGTTTGGTCTGGCCAGCGATAAAGCGTATATCTTATCCAAGAACCTGACTCAGCTTGCCTATGACGAAGGCTCCTATTGGAACAAGGACGTTGCAGAGACCTTTACTGCAATGTCCTCCGCAATCTCTGGTGAGATTGAGCCTATTCGCCGTTTGGGCATCGACCTGTCTCAGGCGCGGTTACAGCAAGAGCTTCTTGCTTTGGGCTTTAACAAACAGGTATCTAGTCTGTCTCAGGCGGATAAGGCAGTTTTGCGTTACATTGCCATTATGAAGCAGACTGCCAACGTGCAGGGCAACCTTGCACAGACCATCCAGAGCCCTGCGAACCAGATTAAGATTCTGAAAGCGCAATTGGATATGCTGGCGAAGTCTGTTGGCTCTTTGCTCTACCCTGCCATGAAATCTATTCTTCCCCCGCTGATTGCCGCCGTTCAGCTCATTCGGGAGTTCGTTCAGTGGGTGGCAAAGCTGATGGGCGTGAAGGTCGTGTTCACCGATTTCACTAAGAGTGCTGGCAGCGTTGGCGGCATCGGTGACGCAATGGATGACACAACCGATTCGACAAAGAAAGCCGCCAAAGCTCTCAAGGACTACACGATGGGTTTTGATGAACTGAACATCATTGACCCAACACAAGGAAGCTCCGGCTCTGGCGGCGGTGCATCTGCCGGCAACATCTTGGGCGATGTAGACCTGTCCGGCTACGATATGTTCAAGCAGTACAACGAAGAGTTTGCAAAGCAGATTGATGCTATCAAGCAGAAAATCAAGGCTATGCTTCCTCTTATAGCGACTGTAGCAACCGCCCTTGCTGCTTGGAAGCTCACAAATCTTATTACGGATATTGTGGATGCTATTTCCAAAATGAACGCATTGAAATCCATTGTTTTGGGTCTTGGCGTTTTTACAGTAGGTGTCGTTCTTGAAATTACAGGCATTAAAGACGCGATTGAAAATGGCGTAAATGGGAAAAATTTCGCCGAAATTGTTCTTGGTGCTTTGATTGGAACTACAGGCGCAGCCATTCTCGGTAAAGGAATTGCTCAGTTTATCGTGACCGGCTTTGGCAATACTGCTGTTGGAGCGGCCATTAAAGCGGCTGGTGGCTCTACTGCTGGCGCGATTATTGGAGCAGCAGTTGGCGGAGTAGTAACCGGCATACCTATGTTTGTAACGGGCGTTTACGATGCTGTCAAGAATGGCTTAAACACGTTAAACGGAATTTTGATTCCGCTTGGCTCGACAATGGCTGGCGCAGGCATTGGTGCAATTATCGGTTCTCTTGGTGGCCCGATTGGTACAGGCATCGGTACGCTGATTGGTTTGATTGTTGGTGGTCTGACCGATGTCGGAATTGCGATTTATCAAAACTGGGACAAAATTACAGAATCTCTCGACAAGGCAAGCGAGAGCTTAAAAAACTGGTTTGTCGGCGTTGGCGAGTGGTGGAATGAAAAGTGGCAAGGGTTCAGCGCTAATTTTCAGACTGCATGGGACAGCTTGCCCGGATTTGTTCAGCATCCAATTCAGGCGCTTAACCAAGCAAGCGCAGGCTTAAAGCAGTGGTTTGCTGGTGTTGGCGAGTGGTGGAACCAGAAGTGGGCCGGATTCAAAGAAAACTGGGACAAGGCTTGGAACAGTTTGGTTGATACAATTAAAAATCTCCCTGCAAAATTTTTGGACTATGGCAAAAACATCGTTCAGGGCTTGATTGATGGTATCAACAAAGGAATTGAGAATGCAAAGAAAACTGTTGGTGGACTTGCAAAGGCTATTCTAGATAAGTTCACGACAGATACTGGCATCCACTCTCCTTCTAAAGTCTTTGAACAGTTCGGTATCTACATCGACCAAGGCCTTGCAAACGGTATCACTGCAGCACTTCATTACGTTGAACAGGCTATGACTAATCTGGCAAACGTTGTTCAGCAGAAGGGCAACGAGATGATTGACTATGGCACGACCACCGCAACGAATTTTGTTAATGGCTTCTTCAACGGTCTGGACAGTAAGTGGCAAGAACTTGATTCCGGCTTGCAGAATGACTTCTTCGGCACAGTGCAGAATCTTTGGAATGCTGTGCAGAACGGCGACTTAAAAACAATTGGTACAACTGCCGCTGCTATTATCTGGCAGGCGATGGGAGAAGGCAACCGAAATCAGGTAAAAGCATATGCGCAAAGCTTTATTTCCAACATTGCTGGAATTTTGAAGGATGCATCCAAAACCTTGTTTAACGAAGCGTTAAAAGTTGGCAAGGTTATCTGGAGCGGCATAACAAGCAATTTTGGAAAAATCGTAAAGAGCGTTTCCAATCTTGGAACTACGATTTCTACATCAATTAGCGCGTTGAAGGTGCCTTTAGCTACCACTGGCACTGCGATCAGTCAAGGCCTTTTCGGTGGTCTTGTAAGCTCTTTCCCTGAAATTTTTGCTGCAATGGGCGGCTTGATTGGAAGTGTTGGCTCTGCGTTTGTTGGCCTTCTTACTTCTATTGCCGGTGCGCTTTCGTCTACAGTTTTCGGCATTCCTGTAGCGCTTATTGTGGGCGCGGCCGCAATTGCCTTAGGCGCTGCGATTGCGGGTATTGTGAGCAATCTCGGTGGGAAATATTCAGCTGACAATTCTTCTTACGTCGGAACCCCTGAATACGATGCTTCTACAGGTTCCACCACTTCTGCAAATGGATACTACAGCAATACATCATCCGGGTCAACAAGCTCTTCCGACCTGCAAGGCGCGGTTTACAACGGCTGCTATAATGCGTTTCTTGATATTTTCCAGCGCTATGGTGACGAAATTACCGGCGGCAAGGAAGTCAGGCTGTTCATTGACGGAAAGCAGATTACCGCTTCGGTTGAAAAGCAGCAGGCTGACCGCGGCGTGCAAATCATGGGGACGGAAGTGTATAGCTATTAAGGAAGGAACGGTGAATTATGCAAGCTCTTGTATCAGTGAACGGCGTAGATTTGCCAGAGCCTTCCTCTTATAGCGCAACGACTTCAACCATCGTTGATTCTGGCCGAAACGTGCAAGGCAAGGTTGTTGGCTCTGTGGTTCGACACGATGTTGCAAAAGTGGCTCTTAAGTGGAAATACCTTACCGCAAAACAATGGGCTTCCGTCATCGGCCCATTCACTACAAACTTTTATTGCACGGTACGATTTTACAATCAAGCAACAGCTTCTTATTCCACACGTCAGATGTATGTTTCCGATCGAACAGCCGGAATGTGGCGAAGGGGCCCAAACACCGGAAATGTGATGGGCTGGACGGATTGTTCTTTGAGCCTAGTTGAGGTCTAAAGGTGGTGATTTTATATGTCTGTAAAGCCGTCCGATAAGTGGCTTTCACAATATAATAATACGCTTGTACCCGAAACTTTTATTCAGATTACTTATCATGCAGCTGATGATGCGGCGCAAACGGACGCTATTGCAAGTTCAGGTTCGCAAACCGTGTTTAGTAATGCGGCATCCATCACTGACCTGGACATTTCCACTTCTGGAAATTACGCGACTGCTGAAACTAATTTTTGGGTTTTAGATGGAAGCTTTGATATCGTCCCGAATTCTGAACCGTATCAAGAATGCGGCTATGTAAGCGGTGAATGCGTATCAAGCTCCAATCATCCAACCATCACATTTTCTTTTAGTAAAATCCACGAAGAAAAAATACCGGGCCTGACAATCGTTTGGTCTGAAATTTTAAATGAATGGGCAAAATCATTTAAAGTTTCCGCTTACAAAGGAACCGCTCTTCTTTTGGAAAAGCAAATTGACAACAACGATTCCACCGAAACTTCAATTGAATTTGAGATTTCCAATTATGATTCGGTTATTATTGAAATTCTTGAATGGTGTATTCCAAACCGAAGAGCTCGTATCTCGCAAGTGGAATTTGGACAACGTGTGAAATTTAGCAAAACAGACCTTCTGTCGTATTCCCATAAATCAAAGCGAGACCCAATTTCCGGTCAGCTTTCCAAGGATTCAATTTCTTTTTCCGTTGATAACAGCGACCAAAAATGGAATCCTATCAACCCAGACGGCCTCTATAAGTATTTGTATGAACGCCAAGCTGTTTTTGTAAAGTATGGCATGGACTTGGACGGACAGACTGAATGGATTAACGGAGGTAAGTTTTACCTTTCTAGTTGGAACATTCCTTCTAATGGCATTACCGCTTCCTTTGAAGCTCGAGATGCTTTGGTGTTTTTAATCGATTCACTATATACCGGAAGGAAAAGCGGAACTTTATACGAAATGTGTTATGACGCTTTGGAACTTCTTGATGTTTCCGGTATCAGCTATTACATCAATGAATCTTTGAAGGATTATACAGCTGATTTTAGCAACGGAAATTCTTCGTATAAAAACGCTGATGTGCTACAGCTTTCTGCTAACGCAGCCGGTATGGCTTTGTATCAGACAAGAAACGGTGAGATTCGGATTGACCGGGTTCCGTACCTTCCTGAAAACAAGTCCGACATTTATGAAATCACTGAAATCAATGATTATCAGTATCCGGAAATCACTTTTTCTAATAAGTTAAAAAACATCTCTTACTCTCTAAATGGAGTTTCGTCATTGTATCCGAATGGTGCTACTGGTGATGGCGTTACGCAAAGTGTAAATAATGCACTTATCTCTTCTTCCATCGTCTCCCAGCCAAAGAATGTTCTAACTGAAAGTTATAAAGTACTTTCTAACCGTCGAAAAGCCACCCTGTCTTATCGTGCCAGCCCACACAACGACGCTCTTGATTTTGTCAAGCTCAATCATCAATTTGGATATTCTTCTAACTTGTTGATCACGGACGTTTCTTACACGTTTAATGGCAGCTTCAAGGGCTCCGTTACCGGGTATATGATTGAAGATGTTGATTCGTTACAAATCGACGCTTCTGAGATTTACTTACATCCTTCCGACACGATTACGCTCACTGCGACGCTTACCCCCGCATCTGCCGATTCCCCTGTTATTGTTTGGAATGCATCTCCCGCTGGTATCGTTGAGCTGAATGTCATCAAGAACGAACGCGGCGTATCTGTCTGCAACGTTACGTATTTACACAGCGGAAATGCAACGATTACAGCTACAGTTGCGAGCCTTTCTGCTTCTTGCAATGCTACTGCGATTGCGGATGAGATTTCCAACCTCAAAGAAGGCGATACCGTTTACATCTCCGTCGCTGGCGCTTATACCGCTTTTCTTGTCTCAAAGCATAATTACGAGCCAGAATTAAATGGCAAAGGGAGAACGCTTCTTGCTCTTAAAGACGCGAAAACAGAAAACATTGCGTGGGATAGTAAAATGACAACTCCCGCAGAGTATTCGACCAGCAGTATTGATGCCTTATTGAACGGAAACATAAAAAATTCTTTTTCTGATTTCATGCAGAAAAAAATCGGCAAAACTACTTTTTATTATACCCCAGCGTTCAAAAAAAATGATTCTAACAATTACGTACCTTCTGCTGTGTCTACTCTATCTCGCAGTATATTTTTACCTTCCGCAAAAGAAATATACTACGGATTTCCAGATAACAGTAGTTCTATTAACGAAATTTGGGGTTATGGATGCAACGTAGAAGGAAGCCCGCTCCCTACAGCAAAAGAACTTTTGAGAAATCCTTTTTTTACCGTCGGAGACGATTACAGCCCGTATCAGCAGTGGACGAGAACTCCCATTACCCATCTTGAATATTGGGGCATGGGCCCTTCTGTTGGGGATATCTATTATCGTTCTATCGTTGTTTCAAAGTATTGGGACAGAGCACATCTTGGCAGTTATGATGACGAAGACGAATTATTTTTTTATGACTGTATCGGTTCTGGCAACGATGGCCGCAATTGCTATCATTACATGTTTACCGTTCCGAGCAATTTGCCTATTGGGTATCAAAACAGAGTTGAGGAAGAATAATTTATGGCTCGTTGGATTACAGACCGCACGCAATCAGATGTTGACCGCGTGAAAGAAATTACCGCAAAGGCGAGAACAGGCACGTGGACAAAAGCCGAACAATCGGAATGGCTTGCCGGAATGAAGGGCGCTTTAAGCTATACGGATTTTAACCGCATAGAATCCGGCATTCAAGAGCTTGGCTCCATTGTTGGCGCGTCTGTTTCTGTTCGGACTGATTGGACAGTCGATGGATATATGAAAATCTCCGATGCAACACGTTGGCTTTCTAACATCAACTCCATTCGCGCTAAATGCTCTGGCCCATCTGTTATTGCAGATACGCCAGAAAGCATGAACAAACTCGATTTTTCAACGATGAATCAAATTGAGCAAATTTTGTTCGACATTGAAACGCTTGCTAAAACATACGTTACGTTTTCCGGTGAATACATGACAGGAGATGGACAATATGGTTTTTGAAGACCGTGTGGCGAAATATCCGGGTCGGTGGACAATGGTAAAATCGGATGGAACATCCGAAATTGTCACTCTTATCCGAAATGACGAGCCAACAAAAGAAGGAACGCCAATCAATGCGGCTACTCTTAATGAACTTAGTACCGTTGCGGGAGCAATTAACGCAAAAGAAGAAGCCGTTTCGGCTGCATCTAGCGCAAATTCTGCCGCAGCCAGCGCAAGCAAAGATGCACAGTCAGCGTCCGCAGACGCAAAGAGCGCGGAAAGTTCTGCCGCTTCTGCCAAAGCTGAAGCGGACAGGGCTGCGGCCATCGTGAGCACCGACAAGACGCTGAGCGTCGAGGGCGCTCCGGCTGACGCAAAGGCTGTTGGCGACGCGCTGAAAGGCGTGATAAGCGCAGACGCTGTAAAGACCTTGATTGCAGACGCTCTGGCAGAAGACCATGCCAAAATCAAATTTTGGATTTCGGAAGACCCCACCAGCCCCGCCGCACTGTTCGGCGGTACATGGCAGGAGATTGCGCAAAACCGGGTGCTGATGGGTGCAAGCTATGCCCACGCAGCGGGCACAACCGTGGAGGCCGGACTGCCGAACATCACAGGCTCTTTTGTCGCGGATGTAAAAAAGGGTGAACATAAGGTATCCGGCGCATTCACTGCCGGCAAC